TTATGGTTGTTGTTCGTTTTCTTGGGGCGTGGTTGGGGCAAAATGGCCTTTTGATGTCATCAGTTCCCAGATCCGCGCTGCCTCTGATTTGCTGGCGGACGCGATCCATTTACCGTAAACGGACTGGAGCATTTCAAGATCTGCATGACCCATCTGGTCGGCGATATAAGCGAGGTTTCCGTGCGATGTCAAATTCCAACTGGCAAAGGTGTGTCTCAGTTGGTACAGGCGGCGATACCGGATGCCTGAACGATCGACGACTCTAACCCACAGGGTGACAAAGCCAGACTGAGTGAACCACTCTTTTGCGTTGGGTTCAAACGTCGATGTCAGCTTCGGTGAGAACACAGGCCGAACAGATATAGTTTCTTTCCCGTCAGCCTGGTCAACGCTGATCACAACAGGCTTTCTCGAGTAAGTGAGCTCACGCTGACTCGATAGTGCCTCGATCACCGGGGGCTGCATATCCACAAACCTGACCAAGCCAGTCTTCGGCAGCTTGAAATAGTCACCGCCAGGGCCGACGCTTCGCCTCACCGTTATCGTCCGATTATCGAAATCAATATCCTCCCACGCCATGGCTCGAAGCTCGCCGGGGCGCAGGCCAGTGTAAACAGAGACGGTGATCATGTTTCTGTGCTGGACGTGCGTGCAGGCATCCAGCGCCTTTAGATACTCTGAATATTCGAGAGGGTCAGCAGGTGATCCGCTGCTGGAGGATACCAACTTCACGGCGGCCAGCATCTTACCTGCATCCTTCAATATGTCGTTGCGCTCGCACCAGTGCAGGAACTGGCAGAAGCGTTTCAGGTAGGTGTTCACCGTGGCTGGACGCAGTTGCACCATCAGCTCATTGCGCAGCCGCTCGAGATCCTTTGGCTTCAAGCTGGCCATGTCCCGATCTGAACCGAGAATGGCAAGGCAGGACTTGAACCCGTATGGGTAAATTTTTCTGGTCGTTGGCTTGAGTGTCGGTTCCAGTAGTTGCCAGAACTCGGCATAGGCGCTCCCAAGTTGATGCCGCTTTCTCACTGGGCCGAACCTGTCAGCCGCTCCGCTGCTTGGAAAGTGGGTTGCATAGTTGAAGGTGTTGATGGCGATTTCGTGCTTTATCGTGGCCAGCTTGTTTGCGGCGAATTTCACGTTGGCTTTGGTGATGGGGAGGTCTAACACCTCCCGGCACCTGACACCCTTATAGGTGAAGTTGACGCGCAGTTTTTTGCCATGAACTTCTAATCCAGTGACGCCGGCCACTAGATCATCATGCTTGACTCTACCCACTTGTCATACTCCGCAACGTTATAACGAATTTGGTTATCGGGGGCCTTGAGCCAGACGCGCCCCTCTGGCCACTCTCCTTTCAAGCGGCGCCCTTCGGCGGCTTTCTCTGTCATGCCGGTCAGTTCAGCGAAAAGCTTTGGTCTCACCCACTTGGCGCAGGGATAGACAAATTGCTGCATGGTTTGGTCCTCGCGGTTAATAGTGACTCGAGCCGGTGACGCCCGAGCTGGTTGTAGTAAAAGGTTTGAACTTGCTTGCGAGAGTTGGCCGCCTGGTCAAGGCGGTATTCCCCCAGTTCGGTGGTTTTCAGGTTGTGCTGGTTGGCCAGCCTGCCGATGGCTTGGGCACTCACCCCCAGCTCCTTTCCAAGATCGGTGGCGCTCCAGAGCTGGCCGGTTACCCTGGGGGCTTCGATAGGCAGATCGAAGTGAGCCAAGATGCGGCCGATCTCGGCAAGCTTGGCCGATTGGGAAAGAGTGGGGGAGAGTACGGTATTTACCAGATCGTCCAGCAGTTGGCTGCTCTGGTTGATGAGTTGTAGCTGTTGCATGGCGTGGCCCTCCTGTCCCAGAGGATGGGGCGCCGATTGAGTTGAAGGAAGGGCCGCTATTCAGTGCTACTGACTGGCTTCATGAAAACGAGCCAGTGCGTGAGGCCATTGCGGCCGCTAGGGTGCCCAAATAATGGCTTGATGTCAGTGAGTGCCAATACCTCCCCCACTTTGACCTGGGTTTCGTTCCACTTGAAGATAAGCACGCCGTCAGGGGCCAGAACCCGGAAGCACTCAGCGAAGCCACGGCGTAGGTCATCGCGCCAGTCTGGGCCGAGCTTCCCGTACTTCGCTGCCAGCCAGCTCTTGGGCCCTGCTCGTGTGAGGTGCGGCGGGTCGAAGGCTACCAGCTTGAATGTGTCATCTGGATAGGGGAGTGCCCTGAAGTCCAGTTGCACATCGGGCTCAATACGGAGTGTGCGCGTGCCATCTTGGTTTCCGTGTGAGCGATCAGTGACGGTCAGCACCTCATTGCGCTGGTCGCCGAAAACCACGTCAGGATGCCCTCTGTCGAACCACATCATGCGGCTGCCGCAGCAAGGATCCAGCACGCGCTTACCATCGGAGGCCCTGTCTTCCATACTTACCCCTTTACAAACAGGTCGGCCGCCACGACGGCGGCCAGAATGTTGATGGCCAGGATTGCGATCCCGGCCGCCTTTTGTTCGGTCATTACAGATCCTATGGGCAGCAGCGCGGCGAGCCGCCGCAGTAGTGATAATGCCGGTCAAAATCCAGCAGGTCGCAATACAGCGGTGTCAGTTCCCTGCACACCACGCATTTCGCAACCCAGCCATCCCCAGCCTTCCATCGGATGGCACCATCAGCCTTGAGCTGTTCAACAAAGGCCTTGTCCCGCGCCTTCTTGGCTGCCTTGGCCTGCTCCTGCATGGCGTACAGCTTGGCGTGCTTGATGACCCAGGCGCCGGTCATATTGGCTTTAAGCTTGGGCCATGGGTTTATGGTGTCAGGATCCTGCCCCGGCACCACCTCATCAGCATCTCCGAAGTGCCACAAGAGCACATCCTTTGCCACATACAGGACTGAGTGCCAGTCCTCACCTTCACCCCAGTAGTCCAGCCCGCCGCCGATGCTTGGCATGTGGTTTACGCTCACCCGCACCTGCCGGTTCTCGCGCTCCTGCTTCCCTGTAAGTCGGGGACAATCCTTACACCTGTGCCAGCGATAATATGGCTGATGCAGTTCCAGCTCATTATCAATCCGGACTTCGCCGATCAGGTTGCCAAGGATGGCGTGGAGCTTCTTGCTCAGCTTTTTCTCGATGCGGGGCTTCATGCTGCCTCCTCATGCAGGATTGAGGTAAGGATCACAGGCTTGCCGAGCTTGATGGCCAGAGCGTGCTCGGCGGTGGCCCCGGCGCTGCGCTCCCAGTGCGGCAACATGACCAGTTGATCGGCCATTTTTACCATTTCGATGCAGAGGGCCATGTACTCATGCTGCTCCAGCCCATCCGGCAGGATTGCCGGGTTGAGCGCGATATGCCCGAGGGTGTGCAAGCGCTCGGCCTCCAGGTTGAAGGCGTCGCGGTTGAAGTTGGGCAGGCCGGACATCGGGCCTGAAATGAAAATCTTTGCCATGGTGAGTCCTTGAATAGAACGCCCCGGGCTGGCCGGGGCTATGGTTATGCTCGCCAGCCCCGGTACCCGATAAAGCCGGGATCCATGACTTGCCGGAACGGCAGGGCGGGTAGGTGGGCTATCAGGGTCTTGAGCTGGGGGTTGTCTGGCTGGCTGTCGATGGTGACCCGGGCGCAGGGGTTGATGCGGAGGTATCTGGCGCGGGTCTCTTCGGCTTCGGTGCGGGTCAGTCCGGGCTGGATGATAGGCTCACGGAATCGCACGGCTCACCTCCTTGGCGTGGCGGAAACTGGAAGGAATCACCCGTCCACGGCACTTCACCGGCGATCCGCTTGAGCAGCGCAGCGGCGTCATGTGCCGGGTCGTCGCTGAACCCGTTGGCGATGGCCTGCAGCACAGTGGAGAGCTCGAGCTCCTGGCCTTCTGTGATGGTGCGCCCTTTCACCTGGCCTGCCAGCGCCGCCTCTATGCGATCAAGGAAGGCATCAACGACAGGCATGTCGTCAGCGGCCACTCCGATGGCCGGGATTACCTGGGTTACCTCCTTCAGCAGGTCTGCCAGCAACTGGCAGCGGCCGCCCATCACCACCATGCCATCGGCCAGATCCTGCTCGCGCTTGTGGTGGTTGGCCAGCAGCTCAAGCCGCGACTTGAGCGGGTGGTCGGCCAGCACAGAGCCGGTGGAGATGGCGCGCTCTATGGCCACGCCAGTGCGGTGGAACTTCTCCAGCAGTTCGTGCTCGCGGTGGCTTACCAGCCCCAACACCACATAACCCGGCTTCTGCTCGAAGTCCGTGATGTAACTGACCACCTTCTCCACGAAATCACCTGTGAATTCGCCATCCCACGCCTTGAGCACCAGGGTATCTCCTACCTGGAAGTTGCGGTCGGTGTTGTTACGGATCTCGAAGGTCTTCTGGCCGAAGAAAACGGCGGCGAAGTATTCCGGCTTAATCTTGAGTTCGTGCTTCACGATTGCTCTCCTTCCACAAATTCGAGGGCGGCTGCCACTTCCGGCAGCAGCTCGTCCCAGGTGGCGATATCGCCGTTCTTGTGCCAGCCAGCCACGCCTTCGCTGTTGTTCATCACGCCCAGCACGCCATTCAGCGCCTCGAGCAGTACATCCCGCTGCTTGGTCATGGCGGCCAGCTTCTGTGCCGGGGTGAGGCCTTCTACGCGCTGGACTGTGATGGTTATTGGCCCCGTATCTGGGTGGAACAGGCCAAACTCCATGTAGTTATCAGCCGCATTGGCCTTCATCTTTCCGGCAAACCCGGCAGCCATAAGCTGCAATGACACATCGGACAGCCTGAGCTCGCCGCTGTTGGCGTTTTCGATTTCGTGCAGGTACACCTGCTTGCCAATGAAGTCTGCAAATGTGCCCGCTTCTATGGCCTCGGTGTCGAACTCATGAAGCAGGTTCCAGCAGGCGACGATGCGGCGGGCGTCGGCAGCGTGATAGAGGGCGGCAAAGTCAGTGCCGTCCTCATCCACAATGGTGAGAAGCGAGGTTTTATCCTCGCTTCCGATCGCCAGATTTCCGTTGTCGCCGACTTCGAAGGTGGCCAGTAGTCCCTTGGTGTGTGCGGTCATGCGGCAACCTCATCGTTACGGCGGGCGAAGAGCGCCACTGCGCCATCTTCTGTATCCCAGATGCCAAGCAGGAACCAGCCAGCTCCTACTGGCATGGTTGGATTCCACTCGGTAACAAGGTCTATGTAGTCGCCATCGGATTCCCATCGCTCGATCATGTGCTCAGGCAGGTCATCTTCCATAGAGACGAACTTTGCCTCGAGCCCCTGCTTATCAAGCCATTCGGTGTATTGGCTACCAAGCGTTTCGCCGAAGTCAGGGAAATTAGGGTGGGTCCAGAACCCCGAGCCATCCCGTTTCACATCGGCAGGTGCAATGAGCTGTTGATTCATGCTGCCTTCTCCTCTTCCGGGGCCTGGTAGTCCATCATGGTGCAGAGGTCGGTGATGGCCTTTGACAGCAGGATGAGGTTGGTAGCGTTGCACTGGCGCCAGTGGTGGGCGCAGTCATCGGCGTCATCATCCGAGTCGTAATCCGGCATGGTGATGGCGCGCAGGCTGAAATCGCTGTTCAGCTTGAAGCTGATGGGCTCGTGCCACAGCTCCAGCTCCTCCACCTGATAGCCAGCTTCCAGCAGGGAAACCACGTCAGAGGCGCGATCCCCGTTGAGGTCCATGCCCTTGAATGTCACCATCTCTTGCGCGGTATCGGCAGACTTGAGCTTGACGAACTGGAGCGGGGAGAAAGGGCCTAGCGCTTCCGGACGCTCTGCGCTATCGGTCAGGTAGTCTTTCAGACGGTTGCTGATCCCCATTTTGATGTCGTCGATGTGGATGGTCTGGGTTTTGAGCGAGCCCATGCACTTCACCAACAAGTGCATAACCACCTTGAGCGGGCGTTTGGTGGTGGTGTTGAGGTACAGCAGCTCATTTTTCTGGTCGTACAGGGCGTGGATGAGCGTGGTTTCATACTCGGCGGTGGCGGCCATCTCGACAATCAGCTGGTCTTTCATGGCCTGCTTTTCTTTGCGAGTGATCTTCTCGCGCAAGCCGGAGGCAAGCAGATCGTCAACGCGCTCTTTGAGCTTGCGGTTGACGATCTTGGTCGGGATGAGCTTGGTGTCTTGGCGCACGACGAATGCGAATCCGACGCCGGGGAGGTTGGTAACAAGTTCGTCGGTTACCTGATTGTTCTCGAACCCGGCGCAGCTGAGCTGGTTTTCAGTAAGCGGGGTGAACGCGAGCTCGGAAAGGTGCTCACGCATGGCGTTGATGGCTGGGAGCTTGGCACTGTAGACGCTGGCAGATTTGAGTACGGAATGGTTCATGGTCGGGGTCCTTTTGGTCGGTTAGTTGCGGGCTTTCGCCTGCAGGTCGTGGAGTTTCTTGGCGGCTGCTTCGGCTTGTGACCGGCTGCAGATGGTCCCGCCTGGCAGTACAAACTTGCCGCGCAGCTTGGGGTGGGGCATGACGACGCCCAACCCGATGACTACCGCGCCGCAGTAGGGGTTTTCCGTGTCTTTCATGGGGTTCCTCGACTTATCAACAGAATCTGTGATGGAGGCTGTTGACGATTTGGGGGTATCAGGCAGCAGCGCTGATGGGCTCTGCTCCGGCAAGCAGCAGGGTGAGCTTGCTTACATCGCGGATCCGGCATTCGCTGCGCCAGTTGGGGGCGAAGATGAGGAGCATGGAGCCCTTGGGGTTTCCCTTCATCTCCTCGCCAGTGGCCTTGTTGATGAAGCTCACCCGGCCGTTGCGCCACTTGCCGTTCTCGTCGTGGTAGCCGGTGATGTGCCGCACCTCGCTGGCGCGCTCACCGGGATACCATTCTGTGCTGGTGTCTTGAGGTACCAGCATGACGGTACCGATGCCGCGGCCCTGCTGCTCGATGGCCTTTTCCACCCAGGGCCCGATATCGGAGTAGGGCGGGTTGAGCCAAGCCCACGGCGAGCGCACCGACGGGCTGATAAAGTCGCCCCAGTCCACGCTCAGGGCGTCGATATCCGGCGTCAGGTACTTCTCGCAGAGCGCCGTTTCCGGCAGGGCGGCGGCATCGAGGACAAAGTGGAACTCCAGATCCAGCGCTCTGAACAGATAGAGCGGGGTCTGGGTCATGTCGCGGGTGGCTTCTGGAGTGGATGAGCCGCGGTAGTCAGCCATTGGCGGCCTCCTTACTGGCGTTGTACTGCTGAATCCCCCAGACGATAGCGTGCAGGATCCACAGGTAGTGGTGGCTGTATCGCTTCATCGTCAGCCCCTCCATCAGCTCATATTGGCTTGGCAGGTCTGAGTCGTGGATAGCTTGGCAGGCCTGAAACTCGTGGCTGTAGCTTTCTTCGCAGATTTCATTGACCGTGCTGATAATGCCTGAGCAGTCCTCGCCATCTTCTTCGCAGTCTTGCTGATACGATGCCAGCCACTCCCGCAGACCAGACTTGAACGATTCCTCGTCAAACTCCATGCAGATTTCATCGCGTCGGCCAGAAGCTCCCATCTGGAGTTTTTCACCCCAGTACCGCGGATTGACACTCTTCTCGAAGTTGCCACCGAAGAACTCGAACATGTCGGCGGTGCGGCTGAATGTCCAGGTGCCCATATCCCCGCAGATGGTGAGATATCCCGGCCATGTAACCAGGTCGAAGCGGTAGACAGAACTGCCACGGTTGGAAAACTCAAGGTGACGGTAAAGGCCGTCATCGCGATGCACCTTCATGGTGTGTTCAGCGGTTTCGCGCAGGAAATCATTTTTAGCTTGCTGGGTGCTCATGCAGCCTCCTTGTGCTGTTCCGGTTGCTGGCTGGCTGCGAACTGCTCCTCCCACAGCTTCACCTTGAGCTCGCAGGCGTAGATAATCTGGCCGAGCAGCTTCTCGCCAATCCCCTTGACCTTGTCCAACTTGTTCCCCTGGTGGCTCATCACCTTGTAGAGGGTGTCGATTCCGGCCTCTTCCAGCGGCTTGATGGTGCGCGGCAGCAGGCCGCATTCATGGATGCTGACCGTCTTGGCCCATTCGGTACGGGGCTGCAGGTGGGGGTGGCTCTGCTCCAGGGCCTCCTGCATGAAGGCGAAGATGTCCCGGGTCATCTCGTCCGGAACCCCGGCACCATAGGGCGTCGGGTAGATGGGGTTCATCCACTGGCTCAGCATGACCGAGCAGCCGGAGCCGTCGGATTTCATGGCGTGCAGCTTCCAGTTGAGGTCGTTGATGAGGTAGGGGAGGTTGGATTTCAGGCCGTGATCCACCAGGTAGACATTCCAGAGCGTGCCATCCTCACCCTTGTAGGTGTTGCCGAGGTGTTTGTGCCAGACCAGCTTGGCAGCGCGGGCGCTCTCCAGCTCCATGATGACGGTGTGGCGGCGCTCCAGCTCGCGATCCTGCTCGTTGATGGCGCTCAGTAGCTCACTAATACGGCGCTCCAGCTTTAACACTTCCGCGCGGTAGGCGGCCTCGTTGCTCTTGTGCTTGGCGATCGCAGTGCGCTGCTCCTCCAGCAGTTCGTTCTTCTCCTTGATGCGGCGCTTCATGCCGGCTGGGTCCATGGCGTTGAGGTCGCTCAACTGGCGTTCGAGCTGACGGGAGGTGTACTGCAGTGCGCTGTACTTGGTTTGGACATCGTTCAGGGCGCGCTGGGCCTTGTAGAGCTCTTCGGCCTTGGCCTCCAGCTCGGTGGCGCCTTCTTGCTGTGCTGCTGTGATGTGCTGCTCGGCTTCGGCTACCTGCTGGCGCAGCTCACTGACAATGGCCGCCTGGGTGAGCAACTCGCCATCCCGGCCTTCCAGCTCGCCGATCAGGGTGTTGAACTCGTCGATGTGGGCATTGGCGGCTTCGCTGATCATGGTCAGGTTGGCGGTGAGCAGGGTTTCAAAGCTGCCGATGGCGGCCTTGGCCGGGCCGTCCGGCATCAGCAGGATGTTGCGGATCTGGCTGGTGAGGGTGTTCAGGGCGAGACTGGTCGCCTCGCTGGGGTTCAGCGTGGTCATGGTTGGTCCTCTGGGATTGCGAAAGCCCCGTTGGCGGCGGGGTTGGTGATCAGTAGTTGATGGTCAGGTGGTCGATCTTGTTGCCGGCGATGTGCTTGATGAGGTTGATGGCCTTTTTCTCTTCAATGCCCAGGCCCATCATGTCCATCAGGATGGAGCTGTTGATCCGACCTCGGTGTTCTCGGTCAGCCAGACGGAGGGCATCTGCTTCATCCTTGATGCGCTGCTCGTTGGCAATGCGCTGGCGCTCTTGCTCGGCGGCGCGAGCTTCCGCCTCTTCGACTTGGCGACGGGCATTTTCTTCGGCCTGCAAGCGGCGCTGCTCTGCCTGCTCAGCTTCTGCTATGCGGCGGGCCTCTGCCTGCTGGCGGGCCAGTTCGGAGGCTTCGGCATCGCGCCGAGCTTGCTCTTCACGCTCGCGGGCCGCCTGGGCTTGGCGCTGCGCCTCCAGCTCACGGTGCTGGGCCGCTTCACGCTCCAGACGCTGGCGATTCTCTTCTTGGAGGCGAGCCTGCTCCGCTGCCTGCTCGGCTATCAGCCGCTCGCGGTCTATGCGCTCTTGCTCGGCCTGCTTCTTGCGAAGCTCCTCCAGCTCAGCCTGCTCGGATTCGTACTTCTGACGTGTGGCCAGCGTCTCACCAAGGCGCTTGGTGGCCAGTTCCTTGGCCACAGTTGCCTGGGGCAGCAGCTCCTGCCAGCTATTGTCCAGTGCGGTCTGCTCGACTTCAGTCAGCAAAAACTGCAGGTCAGCCGCAGTGATCTCGATACTGGCATTGGATCCAAGTTCATTGAGGCGAGCCAGGCGAGCTTGCAGGGCCTCAACCCGGGCGGTTTCTGCCTCTTCGTACTTGGTGAGTGGGGCGCGCACTTCGTCTTTCAGGGCGTCCAGGGTGTCGCGCAGCACCTTGCGGTTGGCGTCGATGCGCTTGGGGATCTCCTTGTACTGGTCGGTCAGCTCTTTTCCGAGCCCATCCAGATAGGTCTTGGTCTTGGCGACGGCATAGGCAACGCTGGCGATCTCCTTGCGCCCCTTGGCGGTGGTCACATCAGGCACCAGGCTTGCAGCCTGCTTGCGAATATCGGCCAACATGGCGTCAATGCCATCCCCTTCGGTGAACAGGGTGACAGCGGCGGTGGGTTCGATGACAACCAGCTGGGTCTGGGCGGTATCGGTCTTGGCTTGTTCGGTCATGTCGGGGTCCTTGTGGAATAAAAGGCCAGCAGTTAGCAGGCCAGTAGAAAATGCTAACTGATTGCTATTCCTCGCCTTGAGGCTCCAGGTCAGCAAGGAACTGTTCGTGGGTAGGTAGCGCATCAAGTTGGTATGTTTTGACCAGGCGCACAGGGTAGTATCCAGGCGACGGGTCATCGGAGGAGGTCCCGTGGAAGCGTTCGCCTTCCTGCACTGGATCCTCATTGAAGCCACGGAACACCTCGAAGGTACCCATGTCGAAATCAGCCACGTAGGCCCACTCGCAGAACGGGGAGTCGGCGGCGAAACTGCTGCGGTCCTTCAGCAGGATGCCTGGTTCAGCTTTGGCGACGATGTTGAGGATGCTGGCACCTCGATCCCGGCTGAACTGCTGGTACCTACCACCTTCATCCATCATGCTCCTGGCTGAACCAGGCACGGCTGAGTCAAGCTCAGCCTGAATGGCATCAAGGTCCTCATCAGTTGCGAACCTGGCTGCTCGCAGCTTGGTGATGAAGCTTTCTCTGTCCATGCTGTGTAGGAACTGCAGCGCAGTAGCACCTTGTCCGCTCGGGTAGCCGTCCCATTGCCCGTACTGGGCGATCTTGTATTCGCCATCAATGACGGCGCAGGTCAGATTACGTGTTCCCATTTTTTGTCCTCTGCAATAAAAAGCCCGCTGGTTGGCGGGCTGGATGGATGGGTTGAGGTGGTTGGTTACGCTTGCGGCTGGTCGAGTTGGCGCTTGCGCTCGCCGGCGAGTTGCTTGATGCCAGCGATAATTGTGTCGTTGCCGGTTCCGTTGGCCCACTCCCAAGCCTCGGTGTAGGCCTTCTGCCACTCGGTGATATCGCTGGCCACATGGATGGCAGCGCTGTGGTCGGCGAAGGCGCTGGCGTGATCAACCGACTGCGGCTCGGCCTCAATGGTGGCAGGTTCTTGTTGCTCGACAGGCTTGTCACGCACTGACTTGATTCGATCCAGCACCGCGCTGGTGCGGCTGGCCGGTTTCGCCTGCTGGCTACTGGCTGGTGCTGGGGTAATGTCCCGCTCTGCCGGGTAGTCCTCCACCTCTTCGGCCACCTTAAGGCCCTTGAGCACATCAGCGAATACATCGCGTAGGGCAAAGGCGCGCGCTCGAATTGAGAGCATCCGCTGCAGGTTCTTTTTGTAGGTGTCTTTGTTGAGGTGGCCTGCGAGGCGGGCATCCTCTTCCGAGAAGGTGCGTGTTTCTTCCGGTTCGCCACGGCGTTTGACGCAGCAGGTGGCTGTCTTGGTGGATGGATCCCAGTCCTGCTTGATGTACTCGCACAAACCGGATCCGCGCACCAGCGCCACCAGGGCGTCCCCCCACACGGCAGGGACGTTGTTGATCACGGCGATATTCTGCAGGGCTTGCAGCGGCTTGAGGCCGATTTCAGACCCCCACTGGCAGGCGACCAGCACATCGCCGGCTTTGCCTTGGTAGGATTTTGGCACCAGATTGGAGTTGGCCAGCATATCAGCCAACTGCATGGCCTCTTGCAGGTTCTGCGGCTCCATCAGGAAACCGCCTTTGCTTTGAGTAATAGGGGCAATGTTGCTCATGGTTATCCCTTAGCTGACCCTGAATGTGCGGGAGATGGATGATTTGGTGTAGGCGGCGTAGGTAGCCGGATCAGCCTTCTTGAAAGCGGTGGAATCGAATCGGTTTGTGGTGACCTGCTTCCAAGTGGCCATGGTGGCGCCGTTGCGACTGAGCACCTGTGCTGAACCCATAAAGCCCTGGATCTGGCCGTCCACCTCCTTCTTCTGGCTTTCCAGCTCGGTAATCGCCTCGCTGAGCTCCTTGCGCTCGACGATGAGCGACATCACCTCGTTGTCAGCCTCAACCACTTCCACTGCGGCATCTTGCTCCACAACTTCAAGCTGAGCTGCCCCCTCCGGCGGCAGGTCGGCGATCACGCAGTCGAACCAGAAGTTGGTTGCTGCTTCAACCATTTCGGCAATCAGATCCTCATTGCGTGGAATGGTGTAAATCCGGTAGTCGCGACCGTCGATAAGCACTGCCAGATCTGACTCTTGCCGCCCGGTGACCAGCATGTAGTGTTGGCACTGGAGCAGATAGCTCTCCGGCACTTCATCGCAGGGGGTGATGAGGTTGCCTTGTTCGTCATATGTGTTGCCTGGGCCGAACCCCGCTTTCTTGGCCGCAAACCCACTGGCGGTTTTGCACTCCAGTACCTTATGGTCGCCGACCATCCGGTCAACGTTACCTACCATCCAGGGGGCTACCTCTGCCTGATAATGGGTGTCATCGACTATCACCGACTGCCCGGTGCGCTCGGCGTATTCGTCAGCAACCACGGCCTCAAGCTTGTGGCCCCAGTGGATAGCTGGCTTATCGGACAAGTCATCCGGGGTTTTGCGACCGGTTTTTATCAGCCACAGGTCGAACGGAGTCTGGTATTTGTTCAAGCCGAGGATGGTGCCAATCTCGGAGCCGCCGATGCCGAGTCGGCGGCGAAGGTGCCACTGCTCGTCGGGGCTCAGGGATGATTGGTCGATGTCTGCCAGCAGCTTCTCGCAGTAGGCTTGGTGTTGCTGGCGCATTGTCAGGGTGTTGGCGGGTGCGTTCATGCGGCGGTCCTCTGGTGGTTGAATTGGTATTGCTCAAACTGCTCCTCGCTCATGGCGTCGTGCAGCTGGGCAACGTGGTTACTCCATGCCTGTTGGGCCATGGCTTTCAGTGCGGTATTCATCACCTGCTGGATCAGCAGGGTGAGCGGCACCTTGTCGCCGGAGACCATCAGTAGGTAGATGGCTTGGTTGAGTTGAGTGGCGTGATCGGCATCCACCTCAGCGAGCAGGGTGGCGGCGTCGGTATCGAGCTGGCCGGCCAGCAGCAGTGGGAAGTTGGCCTCAACCCACTGTGCAACCCACTCAGCTTCGGCGTTGGCCTCTGCCTCGCGGCTTTCCAGCAGGGCGAGCAGGGTGGTTTCGCTGGTCATGGACAGACCTCCATTTCAAGTCGCAGGGCGCGGCGGGTAGAGGCTTTGTTGCGGGCCATCTGCGCCTGTTCGGCGGATGGGGCGGCGTCTACGTGGTACTTGCGGCGGGTGGGTGGCGCCATCGCACCGCGAAAGCCCATCACCTGGGCTTCGGTCAGATTTTTCATGGTCGGGGTCCTCTTGGTTATCCGAAGACGGCCACGGCATTACCGGAGCCGCCTTGGGATACCCGCTGTTGCCAGCGGGTTGCCGGTTACGCTATCCGGCGCTGTCTGGTCAGCCGCTCGCGGTGTCGCACTCTTGCCGCTGATAACAGGTGCCCACCCCAGAGTTGTGGACTGCTCTACCCATGCCGCTTGGTTTATTAACCCTGGCCAGATGCAAAGCTGGCTCCCTACAAGGGGACTCGGGGCGCCATCACTACTGGCGCATGGATTGGCCGCTTCTAACGGCTGTCGGTTACATCGTTCGCACTCCCTGTTGCGTTTGGCAGGTAAAAGACGAGTGATAAATCGTTCACGTTCACGCACCGCTTTCCGGTTTTAACGGGGTATCGGCGCATCCCTACCGGCATTGGGATTCGTGGTTGTGAGCCGGTTCCAGACTGTTAAAGAGCGTGCTCAGCCGAATTTGGCGTGAACGGAGCCAAAGCAACCTTGCGGTGCTTGAAAAAGAGGCTTTGGCTACGGCGCTATCAGGGAAGCGCCAGACCCGAGAAATCAGACGGCGTTGCGGTGAAACTCTGCGCGCCAGTGGAGGAGGGCGCTGTGCTTGGTGAATCCGGTGGCGCGCAGCTGGGCGGCACGGGCGGCGACGATGTGGTGCTGCTCGGTGGCCAGCATGGCCAGGTGGAGGCGCTGCTTGATGGCGCGGCGGCGGGCGGCATTGCCGTTCAGTCGATCAGCGATTGCTGCAATGATCTGGTCGGCACGTTTCGCGGCTCTGGAAAAAATGCGCTTGGTCATGGTACATTCACTCCTGTTGGCGAGTTGGTCCTCGCTAATTCCCACCGGTTTAGGCTGGTCGGGTCCTGATTGCTGGGGTTGGTCCCCTGGCTGTCTATGACCGGGGTGGTACCCCGGTCCTTCGAAGCCCGCCTTGTGCGGGCTTTGTCGTTCTTACGCGCTGGTCAGGCGCTTGCCCTGGTATGGGCTGGGTCCTGATTACCGAGTGTCTAAATCTTGTGTGGTGGCAGGCGCTGAACTCCTGCTCGTCTGGGTTACACCGTGCGCCAGCGCCTTACCGGTTTATTGCAGCTTCCTAGATATCGAATCAGCCTTCGCATTCACCACAACTGTGATCACTCTGAGAGCCCCAGTTTATGGAGGCTAAACCTCACGGCATAAGCAAGCAGTGCAATCACAGTTGTCTTCTGGCCTTTTACTCCGCCAGAGCGGGAGATTCCCCAAGACCTTCACCACGATTGGCCGCCTTCCACGCTGCCCCTTGCTGCTATCGGTCTTGGTCTGTTCGATTGCTTTACCGAACAAGGCAAAGGTTAATATTGGCGAACGCTCGCGTCAATGGAAAATGTTCGGTTTTGCGAACTATTTTTTGGCGGGTGCTGCGGCTGCCAAATGGCGGGCACAAAAAAGCCCGCGCGATGCGGGCTTGATTGAAGTTGGTGCGGTTACTCTTTCGTGTTGCGGCGCAGTTCGACCATGCGGCCGAAGATAATCGCGTCCTTGATTGGCACCACGCCAAGGCGCTGGTCGTCAGTCACCAGGGTGATGCCAGAGAGGCCATCGAGCGCCTTAAGCAGCCGATCCTGCTCACTGCTGACTATCCTAGCCAGGACCACATCGTTGTGGCGTGGCGCGCGATCTGCCAGGTCGATAACGCAGATGTCGCCGCTCTTGATGCCAGAGCCGGCCAGGTTGTCATCGTTGGCAATGATGCCGATCAGTTGCCCATCGTAATCGCTGTATATGGTGTCGCGCCCATCAAGCGTGTAGAGGGCATCTGTTTGGTACTTGGTGAGGTCTGACATTTCCCATACCGCTACTTTACCGAGGTGCGTATCTGCTACGTAGGTGCCACTCTCTTTGCCGGTATAGAGCCATAGCGGGTCGCAGCCGAGAGCTTTGGCGATAGAGAGCAGGCTGCTGACGCGCAGATCTTTGAGCGGGTCAGACAGCAGAACGGATATCACCGCCTTGCTCACGCCTGACTTGCGCACCAGATCGGCTTGGTTCCAGCCGCGCTCATTGAGCATGTATTTCAGTCGATCTCTGAAAGAGGTCATGTCGCACTCGTTCGAATAAAAAAACACTCCCCCATTTTGTCCTATTTCGTGTGCGCTATGCCGATGATTGACTTGTTCGAAAAAGCGAACCAAAATGGGTTCTGTATTACCAGTAGACATAAAAGGACCCCGACCGATGAAGAAACACCAAGCCATCGAATTTTTTGGCGGCAGTAACGCTATGGCGCGTGCCGTCGGCGTGACCAAAAGCACCGTATCCGAATGGCCAGAGGTCATCCCGGCCAAGTACGCCACTCGCATTCACTTCGCTTCCGGTGGCCGCCTTGATTTTGGACTTGAGGATTACCGACCCGAGCAAACTGAAACCCAGCAGGCCGCCTGACCACCGGCCAGCTTTCCCCAGACCACCAGAGGACCAACACCATGGGCGTACCTTGTAAGCCTGAGCATGAAAATATGAGCACCATTTCCCCGCTACGAGTGAGAGGCACTGTTGCCCACCGCTCCGTGTGGCAGGAAGTCGGTGCCGAAGTCGGCATGACTGAAACCGCATTTGCCCGCACCTCGCTGCTGATGCTGCTCAATTCCATATCAAAGCATGAGCCCCAGATCTTGGCGAGAGCCGTGAAAAGGGCCAACCGGAGCCTCGTCGAGCAGGGTTACCCGCCCGTTACCGTTGAGGACATCCTGGCCGGCGACGGTTTGCCCGAGCGCGGCCTGCTGCAGTTCACCCCTGAGGATGAGGCGGCATACAACGAGGAGCGGCCAAAGCGCCCCCTGCAAAAACTCATCAACTTCGTTCTCGGGAGGTAACCACATGACCATGCCCCTTCGTCCGCCGCGCCCGGCATCCCAGCACGTCAGCGATCGCGACAACATCATCCTGAAATCGGTCATGCACGAGCTGGCTCTGGCCCTCGATGAGCCGCTGATCTCGACCGCCCACGCCGCCGGCACTGACCGCCAAGCCGTTCGCCTGGCTCGCGAGCTGCAGGCCCGCAAAATCGAGCGCTCGGAGCAGCAACCCAGCGCATAACCCATACCAACCAGGCCCGCCTCACCACCGGGCTGTTAATCAGGACCTCAACATGACCATGAACCCAACGGCCCCTGGGGCCGCCCCCCTTTGTGCCGATCTGGATCACTGCCCGCGGTGCGGCGGTGAGCTGCGATCCGGCACCAATGACCGCGCCTATGAGTGCCACGCTTGCGATTACACCGAGCAGGAGGTGTGTCATGCGTAAGTCACTGGTAGCGACGGCATGCAGCAACACCTTCAACCTGTTCGACGAAATCGTTGTGGATAACTTTGCCGGTGGCGGCGGTGCTTCTACCGGGATCGAAATGGCGCTGGGCCGCAGCCCCGAGATCGCCATTAACCACGACCCTGACGCGATCTCTATGCACACCGTCAACCACCCCGACACAGAGCACTATTGCGAATCGGTGTGGGACATCGTGCCGCGTGACGTGGTAGCTGGTCGCCCTGTCGGGCTGGTCTGGCTGTCGCCTGACTGCAAGCACTTCTCCAAGGCCAAGGGCTCAACCCCTGTCAGCAAGAAGATACGTGGCTTGGCATGGGTTGCCCTGCGCTGGGCTGCCCAGGTTCGCCCCCGGGTGATCATGCTGGAGAACGTCGAAGAGTTTCAGACCTGGGGACCGTTGCTGATTGACTCAGAAGGTAACGCCCGCCCAGATCCCGCCAAGAAGGGCCGCACCTTCAACAGCTTCATCAACGCCCTGCGCCGCCAGGGCTACAAGGTGGAGTGGCGCGAGCTGCGCGCCTGTGACTATGGCACCCCCACTATCCGCAAGCGCCTCTTCCTGATTGCCCGTCGGGATGGCGCCGCCATCGTATGGCCAAAACCAACACACGGCGCACCAGACAGTGCCGAGGTGAAGGCTGGCAAGCTGCAGCCGTGGCACACCGCCGCAGATATCATCGACTGGTCGATCCCGTGCCCCTCAATTTTCGAGCGCAAGCGGCCATTGGCTGAGAATACATTGCGCCGGATAGCCAAGGGGCTGGAACGGTTCGTTATCAATGCCGCCGAGCCGTTCATAGTGAAATGCAACCACACCAGCACCCGTACTGTGTATGACTGTTTCAGAGGTCAGGGGATCAATGAGCCGTTGCAGACCGTCACCGCTACCCCGGGATTTGCCGTTGTTCAGCCAACCCTTGCCCCCTTCATCACCGAATGCGCCAACGCCAGCCATCAGCGCAACATGCCGGCTGATGAGCCCCTGCGTACCATCTGCGCCCAAGTAAAAGGTGGCCACTTCTCTCTGGTGTCTGCTTTCCTTGCCAAGCATTACACCGGCGTCGTGGGCGCAGAGCTGACCAAGCCGCTGCCGACCGTGACCACCGTTGACCACAACGCGTTGGTCACCAGCCACCTGATTAAGCTGCGCGGTACCTGCCAGCACGGCCAGCCGGTGACCGAGCCCATGCCTACGGTCACCGCTGGCGGACTGCATATCGGCGAGGTGCGGGCCTTCCTGCTCAAATATTACGGCAACGACTCCACCATCCCCTGCTCCGAGCCCCTGCATACCGTAACGACTCGGGACCGGTTCGGTCTGGTCACAGTGCGCGGCGAGGATTATCAGATCGTCGATATCGGAATGCGGATGCTCGAACCTCATGAGCTGTTCGCGGCTCAGGGTTTCCCGGCTGACTACGTGATCGCCCACGATGCCAACGGCAAGAAGTTCACAAAGACTGCGCAAGTCGCCCGCTGCGGCAATGCCGTATGCCCGCCACTGGCTGCCGCCTTGGTGCGCGCAAACCTGCCAGAGATGTGCGCAGATGCGCAGGTGGAGGCAGCATGAGCACCGTTCTCAAATTCCCGGGGCCTAGCGCCCCATATACCCCCCCTCAGAAGGAGGCCCGCGTGGTCGCAGATCTTGATGATGGGTTCACCCGCACGGCAAACGAGATCCAGAAGGCCAAGTGCAGGCTGCGGATGGCCGGCCGCGAGCTCAATGTGCTTGATGCGGTGATCTACTCCACCTATGGCTGGAACAAGAAGCAGGACCGCCTCACGAATACTTATCTGGCTGAGCTGTGTGACATGGACCCGTCGGATGTGAACAAGGCTCTCCAGGTGTTGGCTCGTCGCCGCATCATCACCCTCGAAAAGCACGGACACATGAAGATTGTGGGAGTGAACAAGGTGGTGAGTGAGTGGGAATATTCCAGAGAAAAACAGCCAAAGCCGCCAACTGGACAAGAGAAAAATCCGGGTAAAAACACCCAAATAAATCCGGGTGAAATCACCCAGATTCCTAGGCATTTTGACCTTTCAAACCAGGTGAAAACACCCAACACCCAAGACAGTCTTACCAAAGACAATAAAAACAAAGATCTTAAACACTCTTCGTCGAAGAACGCTGACGCGCTCCCCGACGCCGGAGTCGATGAGTCGGTTCCTGCTGCCGTCGAAAAGGTTCGGCCCGGTGCTGCCATCCAGACCCCGAGCGGGAAATTCTGGGGCACTCAGGACGACCTGACCGCAGCCGAGTTTATCCACGGCAAGGTGCTTGTGGTGAACCCGACGGCCAAGGCCCCCAACTGGGCGCAGTGGGCGAACGATATCCGCCTGATGCGCACCCAGCTTGGGTACACCCATCGCGAAATCTGCTCGCTGTTCAGGTGGGCCAATCTCGACCCGTTCTGGTCTGCCAACGTGCTGTGCCCCAAGACTCTGCGCAAGCAGTGGGACAAGCTCACCGCCAAGCGTGCTGGGGTGGTGCGCCAGCCGGTGCGCGGGGACGAGTGGGATCTGACTAAGACCATGACCGCCGACAAGCTCAACCAGTTGATTCAGGAGGGGTACTGATGGCCATGAAACCGTTGAGCGAGGTGCTTACCAGCATGCCGAGCGAACTGGCCGCCACGCCGGTGCGCCCGGTTGCTGCGGTGGTAACCGAGCAGGATACCCAGGTGGTCGCCATGCTGTTCGAGCAGCTCAAGGTGATCTTTCCTGCCTGGCAGCGCGCTTTCCCAAATCCAGAGATGCAGGCAAGGGCGCTGCGAGAGTGGACGGTTGCACTGGTCGAGGCTAACTGCACCAGTCGTGATCAACTGAGCCAGGGAATGCGAACCGCACGAAGCCAGGGCGGGGAGTGGTTCCCGAGCACCAGCAGGTTTATCAGGTGGTGTCAGATCACGCCTGAGTCAATGGGGCTTCCGTCGCTGGATACCGCGCTGGTCGAGGTTCGCACCCGGCGTTACACCCATCCAGCCGTCGAGCTGGCCGCCAAGGCGACGAGCTGGGAGCGCCAAACGCTCAGCATGGATGCTTACCGCCCTGTGTTCGAGCAGGCATACGCCCAGCTGCTGCGCCGGGTAGTCGCCGGGGAGGATCTGGGTGCAGAAGTTCGCAAGGGGCTGCCAACGCGTGAGCAGGTCCAGCACAGCCCGGAGTATTACCAGCAGACCGGCCAGCGCGGCGTGGAAAGCCTCAAGGCCCTGTTCAAGCGTGGAGGGATGGCCAATGTTCAATCCTGACGTAATCGCCGCGGTCAAGGCCGCGAAATTCTGCCGGGTGGTGATTTACCCACCTGTCCCGGGTTGGACCGGTCAGCGGGTTCTGCTCGAGGTTTCTGACGAAATTACATCGCTCGGGTACACGGTTCAGCCTCACGGAGCAGGCCATTGGCTGGTGCAAGATGCGACGCCGGAGGAAGTGGCGCAGGAGGCAGAACGCCTGAGAGGCGCGCCAGTGCTGGTGTTGAGAGGGTGTGTTGCGAATGGGGCTGTGGATAACTTGGGAGGGGAGGGCCTTGCCAACCAGTGACAAGCGGTATAACGCGCCGTAACATGTTTCAGGCCGGACTTAGACCACCCGGCTGTTTGACCAAAAGGACCCTGACCATGACCGAAAAACTGACTACCCGAGATCTATCCGTAGCGACCCAGCTTGGCCGCGTGATTGCGATCATGAGCGACGGCAAGCCCCGCACCCTGCGTGACATCGAGCGCGAGTGCTGGAGCCGCTACGGCCACGCTGACACCCAGGCCGCCATCAGCGCCAGACTGCGCGAAGTCTGCTGCCACGGCTGGGTGAAGCACTCCAGCTGCCAGAACATCGACGGCAAGCAGGTGTGGCATTACCACCTCTCGCCGTTCCCCACTGCGGAAGCCGTCGCGGCTAAGGCGGTGGCAGCATGAGATTCGCCATGACAATCGCCGCCGTTATGGCGGCCAGTGCTCCGGCCTGGATTGATCCTATCCGCTTCACTCCATCCAGTTCATTCTGCATCCCCAACCCGCGCAATGACAGGGCCGCCAAACGCCAGCGTGCCGCCGCCAAGCGCCGCAACAAAGCCAAGCGGGGGTGAGGATGAACATGCAACTGCTTGAGTCCGCCCTGCACTTCAACCCATTCGAAGGGGATTTCGGAAGCTGTGGCGACAGAACCCTGAAAAACAAGATCGTAAAGTTCAGAAAACCTCACATTTGCCACATCTGCGATGCAGAAACGAAGGCCGGTGAAACTGGCCGTAACCTTGTTGAGATTTTTGAAGGCGAGATCGGTTCGTTCTACTTCTGCCAAGAATGCTGCGTTGCTATGGCCAAATCTGTTGATGGTGACGAAGACGGGGATGGCGAATGCGACGAAATTGACTGCCGCTATGAGCTTGGAAATGAGCGCCGCCAGAGCAAAATTGACGAGGTGGCGGCATGAGCTACCCCAAGTATTTCCTGCGCAGTTCGGACATCCGGACTCGGGCCTGCCAGCTGGTCGCCGGCCTGCCGGTTGACCAAGACAAACCGCTGATCATCGAAATCAAGGAGATGACCCGCAGCCTGGCCCAGAACTCACTTTTTTGGGCGGTAATGACCGACATCGCCGAACAGGTGGACTGGCACGGCCGCAAGCTCTCCAAGGAGGACTGGAAACACGTCCTCTCCGCCGCCCTGTACCAGCAAGACGCGGTGCCGAACATCGACGGCAACGGGTTCGTGGTGCTGGGCAAGTCCACCTCCAAGATGACCGTGCGCGAGATGCGCGATCTCATCGAGTTGGCCCAATCCTTCGGCGCCCAGCAGGGCGTGCGGTTCGGGGATGAATCCCGCCGCGGCTTCGACTGGGTGGCGGCATACGGGAGGGCTGCAGCATGAGCAAAACCAAGGCTGACAAGCAGCACCTCTCCGACGTCGCCTCTCTGGGTTGCATTACCTGCCGCAATGCCGGGTATGGCGCCACGCCAGCGGAAATCCATCATGTGCGCTCTGGGTCTGGCATGGCCCAGCGCGCCGAGCACACCAGAGTGCTACCACTGTGCCCCCGACACCACCGCGCTTGCTACCCCACCGGATTCCACGCCGCCCCGCGCACCTGGCAGCAGGAGCACGGCAGCGAGGAGGCCCTGATCGAGCAGGTGTCACGGGAAGTGGCCGAGCTGCGCAAGAACACCATCGGGAGGGCGGCATGAGAGGAAAAGTGATCAGCCTGAGCGAGGTCAAGAAGGAGAGTGGGGCCAACGTTGTCTCCACCCTTGAGGGCATGCTGGATAGCGCCAGGCGCGGTGAGGTGGTCAACTGCCTTATCGTTACCGTAAACGGTGATGGATCCTGCACCAGGGCAGTGGCCAACGGGCATCAGCCTTTCACCCTGCTTGGTCAGCTTGAGGATGCCAAGGTCAGCTTCATGGAGACCTACCTCGAATGATCCACCTATCCGCTATCGAAGCAGGCCGACTTCTCAGCAAGCACCCGAAAGCCAAGAAAGTCGTGGAACAGGCCAAGAAAGCGCAGCAGGTGGACACCCTGCACCAGCGAGTATTGGCCCAGCTTGTCGGCTTCCCTGACCCGACTACCGAACTAGTGTTCCACCCCAGGCGTAAATGGCGCCTCGATTTCGCGTGGCCAACCCGCATGATCGCCGTCGAGATCCACGGCGGGATCCACTCAGGCGGCCGGCATACCCGCGGCAAGGGGTTCGTGGAGGACCGCGCCAAGATGAACGAAGCCCGTTTACTAGGGTGGACTGTGCTTGAAGTCACCCCAGAACACGTCAAATCCGGCCAGCTGCGCGCCTGGCTGCTCACCGCTTTCAATCAGGACCAAGACCAGAGGACCAACCCATGAGCATCGAGCTTCTTATCAAACTGCACGGTCCGAAGGCCGTATCCATCGAGGCAGAATCACAGCGCTCCGGTCGTTCACCGGATAGCGTAGGGCGCGAGGAGGTGTTGGCCGCGCTGGCGCATGCCGAGCATACCCACCCGATAGGGGTGAAGGTATTGCGCGCCCGCCACCTTGGGGATGGGGCAGCCCTGCGCCAGTTGGTCACCGACTACCCACCCAGCGCCGTGATGAGTGCGGCAGGGTTGCAGGGGGACAGTGAGCGACTGTTGCGCCTCTACAAGCGTCACCACCCCTATGGGCGCCGGGAGGCACAGCGAGCCCGGGAGCTGGAGTTACTGGGGGATCATGATAACGCGGCTCGGGTGCGGGCGCTTATCGTCTCCCGCTGTGAGCGGGATACTCAGGGCGGGCGCTGTCCTGCCTGCTCCGGTACCGGTGAGCTCACCAAGCCGAAGCCGCACTCCTGCCCACACTGCCACGCCGGATACATTGCCGCCCCGGCGCTGACCACTGACGCAGAGCGCAATGCCGCCCAGGAGCTGCAGTATTGCTACACCGATGCGGTTCGGGCATTCCATCAGTACCTGGATAAGGCCAAGGCGGCGTGATCATGCGATTCCCAATGAACCTGCACATAAAGGGTGGGGATGGCGAGCTGATCCCCATTCAAGGCATCAATATCCTGTTCAGCGCTCGTGATATTGATGCTCTGGAGAGAGGTGGGAGGGTGTGGTTTGAGATGAGGTATCCTCACAAGGATATGCCGCAGGTTACTGCCTACCCGCTCAAGCCTGAATTGGGAGGTTCGCCGTTCTCAATCAGCAGAAGCAGGGTGCAGGCCCCATTTTCAACATGGGGAGAGCAGGTATCCGTTTCTGGTGGCGGGCGACAGCTTCGAGCAGTTATCAGTCGTGATGACGCTAACAGACTGGAGGCTATCTCAGGAAAGGCACCGGTGGTTAATCTGTCTGCTCTCGCCTACGACCTGTCATCCCGCATGATGGATAGCGTGAAGTTGGCTGTGCTCGAAGATCTGCGCAAAAAAGGGTATGACGAAGATGATACCGTGGAGCTTGCAAGACAAGGTAGGCTGATGCTATGCCATATCTCCAGCTCCGGTGATGATGTGTATGTGCTCGACGGTGAGGTGATATTCACCCACTACGGCCGCAGAGAGATAAATTGCAGCGGAAACACGGTCACGCTCACCACCTATTACCGGTGACGAGAATCCCATATTAGGCGCCCATGTGGCGCCTTTTTCTTTTCCTCTCCGCTGGGTGGGGTATCATCGGCGGCTGGAGGGCGCCATGAGCCACAACCTATGCAGTTTGACACCCGAGCAACAAGATCGGGTGGAGGTAGAAAAGGCAGCCGCCTATGCGGTCTGGAAAGAACGAAACCCAGATATCAGAACACCAGCAGAGAGTGAGGCCGGTAACCACAAGGGTGAGATGCAGACCTACTTCCTCCAGCAGGTGGATCGGTACCGGAAGATTAAATAAACACCAATGCAACAAGGCAATCCTTTTGCCGAAAAAATGGGAGTTAAGGATAAATGACAGATAGTATCCGTTCAGCTTTAGAAGCAAAGAAGGCCGAGCTTGTAGAGGCCAAGGCAGAGCTTGATAGCTGGCGTGAATATGATTTAAGGCGAGAGGATGGCAGCGGCGCTCAAGATCGTCGTCATGAAGAGATGGGTGAATCATTGCGTCGCGCAGTGAGAGCGCTCACGGCAGAGGTTAACAAGCTGGAAAGCCAATTAGCATAAACCGTCAATAATCCGACGGTTGCCAATATCTGCGATTGCTTGCTATTTGCGGTCGCGTGGCACAAAATCTACCCATCATAGCCGGACTCTTATTGAGCCCGGCTTTTTCGTTTCTGGCCCGCCACTGTGCGGGTTTTTTCGTTTCTGGGGTGGGGCATGGGGAAAGAGGAAGAGTTGGTCACGGCAGCTGCTGCGGCTGGGGTGGCAAAGTCTGCGCCGCCAGTGGTCGTGTCAGGGATGACCCTGGCCGGTTACTCGCTCAATGACTGGGTGCTTGCTGCCACCTTGCTGTGGATTGCAATCCAGATGGGTTGGTTTGTCTGGTCGAATATCATCAAGCCACGCTGTCAGCAAGGAGGTGCATCGTGAGCAAGGTCCGCATTGCAATCGCAGCTCTTACGTTGAGCGCGGCAGGCTTTGTGGGGATCCTGAATCGGGAGGGGTATGGCCCAGTGGCTTACCCCGACCCGGTACACGGCACCAAGCTTCCCACAATTGGCTTTGGCAGCACCGAAGGGGTCAAGATGGGCGACACCATCACGCCCGTCGCCGCGGTGAACAGAAGCCTTCGAGAGGTGCGTGCGTTCGAAGCCTCCCTCAAGGCCTGCATCCAGGTGCCACTCCATCAGTATGAGTTTGATGCCTATGTCGAGCTCTCCCACAACATCGGCCCAGGGGCCTTCTGTCGCTCCACCATCGTGAAGCGCCTGAACGTTGGTGACTATCCCGGGGCGTGTGAGGCAATCCTGCTGTTCAAACGCTCGGGCAAACAAGACTGCTCGGCCCCCGGGAACCGGATATGCCCTGGGCTGTGGAAAGACCGGTTGCGCCTCAATGCCAAGTGTAAGGGGATGTGATGAGTGCTTTCGTTGCCATATCACCAGTCCTAGCATCGGCCAGTGAAGGCTCAGTGGCATTCTTCTGCAAGGGATGCGATGCGCCACACATCATCCATATTGGGCAAGGTTCAGGGGTGCGCTGGAGCTTCAACGGCAACTACGATCGCCCGACGTTCTCACCGTCTGTACTTGTGACATGGGCGCCTGGGCGTGTTTGCCACTCATTCATTACCGAAGGACGCATCAAGTATCTGGACGACAGTTTCCACGAGCTTGCGGGGCAGACCGTCGATCTCGAACGATGGACCGAGAACTGGGAGGCATGGTGATGACTCCGCAGAGCAAGGCACTGCCGTTTTTGGCTGGTGCTCTGGTGATAGCGGCATTGGCCGGTGGCGGGGTGGTGCTCTACCAGTCCGGTCATTCCGATGGGGAAGAGGGGGAGCGCAAGACTTGGCAGGCGAAGTGGAATAAAGAGGCCGCGAGGCTAGCCATCGCCAGGACCAAGGCAGAGCTAGAGGCTCGGGAGGAAGAACAGCGCCGGCAGACTGAAATCGACGAGGTGAGAGACCATGCACAAGAAGAAATCGCCCAAGCACAAGCTGATGCCGCTGCTGCTGGCGTTGAGTCTGGCCGGTTGCGCGAACAAGCCCGCCGCCTGGCAGCCCGAGCAAGTCAGTGCGCCAGCAATCCCGGTCCTGCCCAAGGAGGCCAGGCAGCCGGACAACCTGCCATGGTGCTCGCCGACCTGCTCAGCCGGGCTGACGAAAGAGCGGGTGAGCTGGCAGCAGCGTATGACCGAGCTCGAGCATCAGGACTAGCCTGCGAGCGAGCCTATGACTCACTGCGCACCGCGACCATGAACCCCCGCCCATAACGGCGGGGTTTCTCTTTCTGGTGAGTCCACGGCTCGCCTGCTCGACTACATCGACGCACTGGAGCGCTGTACCAGATAACCATGACCGAGAAATCAGACAAGAAGCCGCCAGCGAAGCGGTTGCCGCGTCGTACTGCAGGCACGGTGAATGACGCGCTCAACCCAGACCGCGACCATCGCAAGAAAACCCCCAAGCCTCGCACCAGCAAAGTGGCCCAGCCTGCCCAGCGGCACGGCGTGTACGCCAAGTTCTTTCCCGACGAGGTGATCGAGGATGCGGTGCGAGCCAACCTGTCCGACGAGCTGCTTGCCATGCGTTGCGGCTTCCGGAACGGCGTTATTACCTTGGGGCGCATCGCCAAGGATTTGGAGTTGCCAGAGGATGAGCTGGACATAGAGCAGCGCATGGACCTCTACAAGCTCTACACCAGAACGACGAGCGCCATGGATAGCGTGCTGGGTCGCATCATGCAGCTCGAGAAAACCATCGTCGAGATCCCGTACATCGTCGAGAGCACCAAGCACAAGACCGTGCTGATGGAGAAAGACCGGGCGCTCACCGCCAAGGCCAAGGTCGAGTACGAGATCTTGCGCAAGGGCAAGAGCAACGGCGTCCAGGTGATGTGGAACTTGGGCTTTATGAATCAGGGCGGTGGCGATGGAGGTTAGAACCATCACCTATTCCCCGAGCCCGACATTCGAAGCAATTCACCGGGATCGACCCATGATCGCCGCCGTGCGCGGGCCGGTAGGCTCTGGCAAGTCGGTGGGGTGCGTCATGTTCATGCTGGATGTGTCCATCAATCAGGAGGCCAATGCCGATGGCGTGCGCAAGACGAGATGGGTGTGCATCCGGAACACTTATGGGGAACTCAAAGCCACAGTCATCAAGACCTTCCAGGACTGGATCCCGGAAGAGGTGTGCCCCATCAAGTTCGACGCCCCGATAGTCGGCTTTATGCGCATCCCGCACCCGGACGGCCAGACCATCATCGAGGCTGAGTTCTTCTTCCTGTCGATGGACAGGCCAAAGGACATTCGCAAGATGCTGTCCCTTGAGATGACCGGCGTCTGGATAAATGAGGCTCAATTCCTCGACCTGAACATCGTGAACGAGGCGGCGTCCCGGGCTGTGCAGGCCCGCTACCCATCAGGCAAGGACGGCGGCCCAACGTGGTGCGGGCTCATCATGGATACCAACTCACCGGATGAGGACCACTGGTGGCATGAGTTTGAGCATGGCCAGGACGATGATGGCAACCCGCTCAAGCCAGTCGGCTGGAGTTTCTACGAGCAGCCTGGGGCGCTGGTAGAAGTGTCCCCTGGCGCGCCTATATCGCCAGACCTGCAGGCACTGATTGATGCCGGCTATTTCCGTGACTACCTGGGGCGCCGGTTCGTCGCGAACCCCAAAGCTGAGAACGTGAAGAACAACAAGAAGGGTTTTGATGCTTGGTTCGATCAGCTCGGCGGCAAGACGCTCAACTGGGTTCGGTCGCGCATCTGCAACCGCTTCGCCACTGTGGCCACCGGCAAGCCGGTCTTCATCGACCACTTCAACCGGGATCTGCATGTAGCCAAGGACAAGCTGGGCCCCATCAAGTCGCTGCCCATCATCATTGGGATGGACTTCGGCCTGACCCCTGCCGCCATCATCGGCCAGGTCACCGCCTTCGGGCAGTTGCGCATTCTGGATGAGGTGGTGGCCACCGGCATGGGGATTGAACGCTTCGTTGATGAGCAGCTCGCGCCACTGCTGAACACCAGATATGCAGGTGTGGAGTGCGTTGTGCTGAACGGAGTCATTGTCTGGGGGGATCCCGCAGGGGTTGGTCGTAGTCAGGCAGATGAAACTACCTGCTTCGAAGTGCTGGAGCGCAAGGGGTTTCAGGCAGAGCCAGCCCCGACAAACAACCTGATGGCACGCCTTGAGTGTGTCCGGTGGTGGCTCTCTCGCCTTGTCGGCAAGGGGCAGCCAGCGCTCATCATCAGCCCGCACTGCCGAGTCATCATCAAGGCCTTCGAGACCGGCTACCAGTACAAGCAGCTCAACGTGTCGGGCGCCACCAAGTTCACCGACCAGCCAGACAAGAACCAGTATTCCCACCCGGCAGACGCCACACAGTACCTATGCCTTGGTGCCATGCCGGAACGTGACCGCAAGAAAACCATCGATAGCAATGCCACCAGGGCAGCGCAGCGCGCCGCCGACTCTGTAACAGGATACTGACACCATGCAAAACCAGACTGAAATCACACTGTCCTCTGAGATGGTGGAACAGCTCTCGCCCCTTGATCTGTTTGGTGCCAGTCGCTTTCGCGATATCGAGCATCAGCTGCAGCAGCGCAGCCTTGTCGAACAGCGCTGGCTTGACGACCTGCGCCAGTACCGCGGGGAGTACGAGCCTGACTTTATCAAGGAGCTGGAGAAGGCCAAGAAGTCGCAGGCATTCGTCAACATCACCCGCGAGAAGACCGACGCATGGGCTGCCCAGATGGGGGATATGCTGTTCCCGGTTGATGACAAGAACTACGGGATTGCGCCATCGCCAGACCCGAAGCTCTCCATGCTGGCCAAGGGTGTGCTGCAGGGTATGGATGGGCAGCAACAGCCGACGACTGAGGCACAGCAGGCTGCAGAGATACTGGCCGCTGCCCAGGCCGCTGCAACAGCAATGGAAAAGACGATTGATGATCAGCTGATTGCCTGTGACTACAACGCCGAATCGCGCCGGATGCTGCATTACGCCGCCAAGATAGGTACCGGGATAATCAAGGGGCCCATTGTAGAGAGCGCCATCAAGCAGGCGTGGCTACCCGGCCAGGATGGCTCATGGTCGGTTGAGATTGTGAAAGACCTCAAGCCAGGGGCTCGCTGCGTGTTGCCTTGGGACTTCGTGCCGGATATGGGGGCCACCCGTTGGGACGATTGCGAGTTTGTCTACGAGCGGGAGTACATGACCAAGAAGGAACTGCGCAGGCTGCTCAATCTGGAATCTATGGGTTTCATTTCGACACAGGTAGAAAAGCTGCTGGCGCAAGACCCTTCTTCGACCCGCACCCGTTACGCCGAGTTCGTTGACCAGATCCGCTACCTTTGCGGGCTCAACCCCACCAACCAAGACTCCCGGTTTGAGGTCTGGACCTATCATGGCCCGATCCCCGCCGAGGTGCTGCTGGTTGCCGGGGTGGACATCACCGGGATGGAGGGGCGCGAGTTTGATGGCGTTGCCATTTTCTCCGGTGACGTGATCCTGAAAGTGACCATCAACCCGATGGACACCATGGAGTGGCCTTACTCCGTCTATGTCTGCGAACCGGACGAGGGCAGCATCTTCGGCCTGTCCATGCCGTACCTGATGCGCCACCCACAGCGGATCATCAACAGCGCCTGGCGCGCCATGCTGGACAATGCTGCCAAAACGGTGGGGCCACAGGTGGTGGTGAATAAGCGCCTGATCACGCCAGTAGATGGCAACTGGGAAGCCACACCGTTCAAAGTGTGGGAAATAGATTCCAACGTGCAGTGGGCAGAGGTGCAGAAGGCGTTCGGGGTGTTCCACTTCGAAAGTCGGCAGACTGACATGGCCAACATCCTGCAACTGGCGCTATCCCTGCTCGACCGCGAGGCTGGGGTGCCGATGATAAGTCAGGGTGAGCAGGGGCAGGTGACGCCGACCCTGGGTGGCATGAGCATGCTGATGAACGCCGCCAACGCCGTGCGCCGCCAGCAGGTGAAGGAGTATGACGACAACATCACCAAGCCCATGATCCGGCGCTTCTACAACTGGAACATGCAGTTCGGCGAGGATGCAGCCATCAAAGGTGACTTTGAGGTGCAGGCCCGCGGCACCAGTGCGCTGCTGGTCAAGGAGATCCAGACTGCCCAACTGACCCAGATCCTGGACAAGTACACCCAGAACCCTACCTTTGCGCCGATGTTCAAGCCGTATGAGGCGATGAAGACCCTATTTCAGTCCATGCACATCGACAATGCCAAGGTGTTGCGCAGCCAGGAAGAGTACGACGCAGCCATCAAGCAGCAGCAAGAGGCTGGGCAGCAGGATCCTGCGCTAATCAAGATGCAGATGGAGCAGCAGCTGGCTCAGGCCAAGTTTGAGCATGAGACTCAGCTTGCCCAGATGAAGAGTGCTGGCGCCCTGCAGATGGCACAGATGCAGGCGTCACTCAAGCAGCAGGAGCTGCAGTTCTCCAGCCAGTTCAAGCTGGCCACCATGCAATTGCAGCATGAGGATAGCCAGCGCCGTGAGCGCATCGAGCTGATGAAGTTGGCGCAGGCAAAGCAGATGAGCCAGGAGCGACTGATGATCGAACTGGAGAGGCTCGATAAGGAGCAGGCGCACGACACCCAGAAGTTCATGGCCGAGGTGAAGATGAAGCAGATCCTGCCGCCGACCGGGAATTACGGGTTGGAATAGTTGACTTTTCCAGCAGGTGGCACAAAATAGCTCTAAGACTGCCAGAGTCTCATTTGCCCCGCCTTGTGCGGGGTTTTGCGTTTCTGGCGCGAGCAAGTTACGCCCGGCCATGTGCCGGGCTTTTTTATTGGAGCAGGCATGACCAAGCAACTGGACGTTGAGATGGAGCGCGATATTGAGGTGCTGAACCTGACTGCACCGCGCATCACCCCAGAGCAGATCGATGAGCTGATGGCTGGTGTGACTTATCACACCCAGGTAATCCCCGGTACCACTACCACAGTGGCAACTGCCATCGCAGCCAATGGCTTCACTCTGGCGATAGGCATGACGGCCTGCGCCGACCCAGCCAATTTCAACGCCGAGTTTGGCGCCAAGTATGCAATCAGGGATGCCGAGTCTAAGGCTCGAGGCGAACTGTGGAAGCTGGAAGGTTGGTGCCTCAAGCAGCAGCTGCACGAGCAAGGGTGTTCAATTCAGTCTTCGCACATCGACCGCATGCGCCAAGAGCGCGTTGAGCTGTGCGACCGCCTGAATAAACTGAGTAATTTCATTGCCACAGAGAAATTTACCACTCTCGCCGCCAACGAGCAGTCCCGCATGAAGCGCCAGCTGGTTGCCATGCGAGAGTATGCGGAGGTTCTGGGTGAGCGCCTGCAATATGCCGCTGTGGACAATCAAAAGGTACTGACAGACGCCGACGCGCTGGCCGACCTGAACGGCACGCCTCGCCCTGATAACCCATCCGTGGTGAGCTGACACCATCATGCTCACCCGTAGCCAGGATACCAATACCGTCTTGCTGCACCTGCAGGGCGAGCTCAATCAGCTGCGCTCTGACCTGGAGCAGGACATGGATCACGAGCAGACCCAGGCCACCCGAGCCCAGATCCGGTTGCTCGACAAGCTCATCAACGATTTCACACCAGCCGAGTAATTCCGGCAAGCCACTGTAGCCCGCCCTGTGCGGGCTTTTTTTTGGAGATTTTACATGGATCACCTGAACGACCAAGCCGCAACAGAAGCCCACCAGGATGCCGCCGATGGCCGCGATCTGGACGTGTTCGCACAGGCTGCTGATGCCGCTGACGCGCGTTTGCGTGGTGAGCCCGCAACCAGCGAGCCGCAAAACGACGAGCAGCACGGAGACAACCAGACCGGCGCCACCACTGGCGACGATGAACAGCATCAACAGGAAGCCGCCTCTGCTGCTGAGCAGCAAGCCGCATCCGAAGATGACCTGTTTTCTGATGCATCCCCGGAGCAGCGCGCCTACCTGCAATCGCTGTTAGCTGACCGGGATCGGGAGGCTCAGGCCGCTCGCTCCGCCAACGGTCGCTATGCCGCTACACAGCGGCAACTTGCCGAGAAAGAGCGCCAGTTCAATGAGCAGATCAACAGCATCCAGCAGGCAGATAAGAAAGGGGATGGTAAGGACGCCACTCGCCAGCTCGACGCCCTGGAAAGCCGCATTGCAGCGATGCGCGAGGATTACCCCGACATTGCTGACCATATGCAAGGCGTTGCTGATGCCCTGCGCGATGGGCTGCGCAGCGAAATCTCGCAAGTAAAGGAGCCGGTTGCCCAACTGCGTGAGCAGGCACAGGTGCGCCAGTACGAAGAGCTGATCACCATCGAGACTGACGAGTTGATTCGTCGGCACCCCGATGCTGAAAAGGTTGTGGTGAGTCAGGAGTTTCAAGCCTGGGTTGCCCAGCAGCCAGCCTCCGTGCAGAACATCGCCAACTCTGACAGCGCAGCAGACGCCGATGTGGTGCTGACCCTCTACAAGTCCACCCAGCTCCAAGCTCAAGCCCAACGCAACGCGCAGCGCCAGCGCAAATTGGCAGATATGGCTCCGCTCGGCGGTAGCCAGGGCCGCGCTACGGTTGATACAGCGGATGAGTCCTCTGTCTTTGCCCGTGCCGCAGCCGACTCTGATAAACGGCTGGCGCAGCGCAAATACTGATTCAGGAGAGATAAGTCATGGCTACTACTACTACTACCTACGGGGATATCTCCCCGCGTGTCGGCATCATCGCCGAAGTGAAGATGCTCGAGCACGCCGAGCCGATCCTGGTGCTGCAAAAGTTTGGTGACCCCAAGCCGCAGCCCAAGAACAAGGGTCAAACCGTCAAGTTCCGCCGCCCAGTGCCTTTCGCTGCGGCCACCACTCCGCTGGCCGAGGGTGTTACCCCGTCCAGCCAGAAGATGGCCTACCAGGATGTGACTGTCGGCATGGCTCAGTACGGTGCGTGGACCGAGATCACCGATGTGATCGCCGATACCCACGAAGACCCGGTGCTGCAGGATGTGCAAATGCTGCTGGGCGAGCAGGCCGCAGAGACGTTCGAAGTGCTGACCTGGGGCGTCATCTCTGGTGGCACCAGCGTAATTTACGCCAACGGCACCGCCCGTAACGGCGTGAACACCGCGATCAGCCTCAACAAGCTGCGCCTGGCCTCTCGTTCACTCAAGAAACAGCGAGCCAAGAAGATCACCAAGATCCTGGCTGCATCCGTCAGCGTTGGCACCAAGCCGGTCGAGGCCGCCTTCGTGGTGGTTGCGCACACCGACTGCGACTCCGACATTCGCGGCCTGGCTGGCTTCAAGTCGGTTGCCGAGTACGGCACCCGTCAGCCGCTGTGCCCGGAAGAGATCGGGTCCGTGGAAGAGTTCCGCTTCGTGCTCTCCCCGGTGCTGACCTCTCTGCCGGATGCAGGTGGCGCCAAGGGCACCATGGTGTCCACTGGCGGTACCAGCGCTGACGTGTACCCCATGGTGGTGCTGAGCCAGAACAGCTTTGGCATCGTCCCGCTCAAGGGTAATGGCGGCCCGGGTTCCATCGTACCGATGATCCTGAACCCCAACACCCCGCGTGGTGGTGATCCGCTCGGTCAGCGTGGCTCTGCCTCCTGGAAAAGCTGGTTTGCCGCAGTTCGCCTGAACGAGCTGTGGATGACCCGTATCGAGGTTGCGGTTACCGCCCTCTAATCCGCAACCAACAATAGGCCCGCCCAGTGCGGGCCTTTCTTTTTCTGGAGAAAAGCACCATGGAACTGATCGACCTCAACAACGCCGCGCCTGCCGATTTGCGCAAATACCTGTCCGAGAACTTCGGCATCGACAAGGCTGCCAATACCAGCCGTGACAAGCTGGTTGCCGAGATCATCGAGCAAGAGCAGGCGAATGGCGTCAACCGTGACGCAAGCACCGCCCCGAGCGCGGAAGCGATTACCGGCGCTCCCACCATCGAACAGCGCGAAATCAACGCAGCCAAGCGCGTCAAGATTCGGATTTCCCGTGATCCTCAAAGTCGCGGCAATGATGATGTGTACGCCTCCGTCAATGGCGTCGCCTACATCATCAGGCGTGAAACCGTGGCCGAGGTGCCGGAGCCCGTTTACCAGGTGCTGATGCAGGCCACCGAGATGCGCTACGAGCAGCACGACGACGGCTCCCTCATTCCTCGCACAGTGCAGTCCTACCCGGTTAGCCTGGTCGGCTAATCATGACCTTCCTCGAGTTGTGCAGGCGGTATGCTGCAGAGGTACACGACCTCGGCGGCCCACCGAAAAACCTGGCTGATGGCAATCCTCGCACCCAGACCGCAGCAGACGCGATCCGTGAAAGCTGGGAGAAGATCCAGCTGCTGCGTAATGACTGGGAGTGGTTGCGTGGTGAAACACCAATACCGACCCAAACGATGGCCGCCGAGGCAGATGTGCCGCACATTGAGCCTCCCTATCATATGGCTATCGTCTGGTATGCAGTCGCTCAGAGCGGGTATCGACAGGCCGCCACCGAGCTGATCGCCATTGGTGAGCGCGAGTGGAATGTCTATTACGGGCTGCTTGTGAAGCGGTATGTTCCTCCTCTATCACTGGTGAGCGGGGTGGCATGGTGAGAATGCCAACTCGAAATAGCACATTCATCCCGCTGAAAGGGGGGATTGACCTTTCTACCACACCGCTGGCGAAGGCCCCTGGGTTTGCGCTGGCCGCGGTGAACGTCGATGCCCTGGCCAGTGGTGGGTACTCACGAACGCTGGGTTATGACCGCTTTGATGGTCACCCATCGCCGAGCAGAAACCGAACATTCATATCGATAGATGTTGGGGATGCGCCAGAAATAGCTCACCCGCCGTTCACGGCGATCACATGGCCTGGTGGACACGGGGTGTACTTGTCGCGTTCTGGAGCATTCATCAATGCCATTGCGCTTGAAGGCGGTGTAGCGGCAGGGGCGGATCTGGCGATTGATGGCGTTCACTATGTGGCGCGGCAAGCTGGGCGCGAATACAGCAAGACCAAGGCCGATAACATTGCCACCCAGGCGATTGCAGCCGACTGGCGTCGCTCGCAGATCAGTTCGGTGCCGGGGGCCGGTCCTGTCCGTGGGGTTATCGCTGTGCGCGGTGCGGTGTTTGCCGTGCGAGATGTGGATGCCTCCACCGGAGGTCTGTTCAGGGCGACCGAATTAGGCTGGCAGCGGATCACCTCCTTTGGTTCGGTATTGACGGTGGCCAGTGCGGCCAACATACCCAACGGGGATGTCACCCTCACTCGATCAGGTGACAACAAGTCGTTCCGGTGCGTCGCCCAGTTGGCGGCAGATGGTAAGAGCGGGGTGGTTATCGTGGCGCCCGGCGAGGCGCCCGTTGTGGGCAATGTGCTGACCGCGTCTGGTGGAGGTACCTGTACCGTCTCCAACGTGACGGCAATCGCCATTCAGGCTGGCGGCCAGTATCAAGCTGCAGTGCACAACTTCTTTGGTGGCGCGGGGCAGCGGTCTGCTTATGTCGTGTCTGGCGTGCAACGTGCCTTTGAGCTGCGGGAAGATGGGTGGCTTGTTCCGCTCCATGCGCAGCCTGAAGCAGCAAAAGACAAACCGACGGCGCTCGCCATCCATGCCGGGCATCTATTTCTCGGATACCCAGGGGGGCAGTACCAGCACAGTGCGCCGGGCAACCCCCACACCTGGAGCGCCTTGCTTGGCGCAGAGTCCTTTGCCATTGGCGATGAAATCACAACGATGCTGCCCACCACTGGCGGAGTGTTGGTGGTCGCCTCGGCGCGGCGGGTGTTTGGCCTTTACGGATCCGGCTCGAAGGATTGGGAGCAGCGGGCGCTCTCGGAGTCGGTGGGCATTACCGCTGGGACTGGGCAGTCGCTGTTTCTCCCGGTTGGCCTCTCCGATCGCGGCCTGGTCAGGCTGGATCGGGTGCAGGAGTTCGGCGATTTCGCACTCAACCAGCTCGACCCGGATCACCACTTCAAGTCGCTGATAGACGGCCTGCAGTGGCAGCTATCCACCCAGGTTGCCGAGCTTAACCAGTATCGTTTGTTCAGTACCGGCAGGACCAACCTGGCGGTGACCATGCTGGCCGACGGCACCCCCATGGCCACCACGTTCCAGTATCCCGCGCCGGTAACCGGCGTGTGGCGCTACACGGAGCAGGGTGAGCAGGTGTTCTTCTGCCTCGATGGTCATGACGGCATGGTCTTTACCCATGATCGGGAGTCTCGCTCATTTGATGGCGCGCCGATCACCTGGCGAATTCGACTTCCGTTTGCTCATGCCGGCTCACCGGCAGTCAATAAGACCTGGCTGGCAGCCATGATTGAGCAGACATCGCCCAATCAAGCACAGGTGCAGGTGAAATGGTCAACCGATTACATGGTTGATGCCCACTTCACCAGTCAGCGAGTGAGCGCCGTGATTGGTGAGGACCCCTCGGCAGCATGGGATCAGGTAGCGATATGGAATCAGACCCAGTGGAACCAGTTCTATTGGAGCGGAAGCTATGGCTATACCCAGTCGCCTATCGACCTGTCAGGCACATCAACCAGTCTATCCCTGATGGTTGGTGGCGCTAGCGCCTCAGATCCAAACTTCACCATCACTGGGGTGACGCTGGAGTATTTCGCAAGGAGGGTAAGGCGTGGCTAACCAGTACTATGACCGACTGAACCAATATGTGCCCGGCGAGCTGGCTGATGGTCAGGCCGTAGAGGCTGATTTTGGCGCGGTGCAAACCGGCTTCGATCGCGTTGCCAAGGATATGCAGGAGCGCGTAACCAAGGCGACCCTCGTCAATGGCAAGAAGCTGGATGGCGATATCAACCTCACTGCAGGCGACGTGGGGGCAATGCGCTCACTCAATGGCCAGAAGCCTGATGTGAACGGCGACCTGGTAATGAACCTGCTGCATGGGTCAGATACCGCAGATCAGTATATCAGTGCGACCTACACCTATGATGCCGGCGGGAGGATGTCAGAAGTAAACACTCTGTACCCTCAAGGGCCAAAGCATTCTGTGTTTTCCTATGATGTTGATGGCCGCTTATTGGCCTCCGAGATCACATTTCTTGGCAGAAAAACAAGCACCCAGTACCACTATGACGGCAGTGGTCGCCTTAGTGGGTCGAGCTCTGTGGAGACTGAATTATGAGTGAACTTGACCCGGTTATTCTGGCAGAAGTTAATCGCGGAAACTCACTAGCTATCAACGTTCTACACCCTCTGATTAGTGGCATTTCAGGGGCGGTAGTTAATGGGGTTACGCCTGCTGTCGGTATGTCAGCGCAATTCCCGTCAACCAAACCTCTGTTGCAGAGCGGGTCCGCAGAGTGGCTGCGGTCAGGGGTCATCGCGCCGCGTGAGAGCTACCTCAGTGTTCCGGATTTTCTGACTTTGCTTGGCACTACTTACGGAGCTGCTGATAACAGCACTCTCCCTGCGTCTGTTGCCATTGTTTCTGTCGCGGTCGCCGGCCCCATGGTTATTGTTTCCACTAGCACCAATGCCACATATGTGTCGAAAGATCGAGGGATAACGTGGACTTTAGCGTCAGGAGTGGCGTCACAGGCTGTTTTTGAAGCTAACGGTTTTATCTACGCGAGCACCGGTTCAAGCCTGAAGCGAACAGTGAACGGAGATGCGTGGGAGGTTTGTTCAGGCTTTTCGTCTTCTTTGATTGGTGTGTCATACGGTAACGGAGTTTATGTCGCAGTTCCATCTGCGAGTGAATCAGTGTGCTGGACTAGCTCAGACGGCATTTCTTTTGTTCAGCGCACCCTAGGGTCCGGCGCTACAGCGAAAACCGGTTTGTGTTTTATTAACGGTTTTTTTCTAGTTTCCCCTGCCGGGAACGTCGCGGGGCCATTCATTTCGTATGACGGAATTACGTGGACTGTCACGACTCTTGCTGCTGGGCAAACGCCAGGCATTTACTGCGTACTCGCTGCTGGTGATAAAGCTTTAGCTTTCACAAATTCAGGTGTGTTTGAAAGCGTAGATGGTAGTAATTGGTCAAAAACTGGGGCGCTCCCTACGGGGTTTACAACTACTAATTTGAGTCCAAAGTGCTTCTACAGTGATGGGCTTATTGGGGTTCTCGGCACAACGTCATTGCTGTTATCCAACCACCCGTCTTCGTTTGTTTCTGTTGCTTTTGCAGCAGCGATTCACGCTGCATCCGTATCTGGCGACTACCTTGTTGGCGGTGTTCAGATAGCTGGGACTGGGGTGTATAGGCGAAAACTCAATCGCTTTGTCGGGTCTCCAAAATTCGTAGATGGCCTTTACTACAGGGTGAAATAGCATGAGCTTGATGATTATTGATGGCCCTGGCGCACCAGTTCGCGTGGCTGAGCTTACCGACTTAGATTCTGCCAAGGTGTCCAAAACCATTGAAATAAAGGCCGAAGCTGAGCGCCGGATAATTGCCCTCGACTGGCGCCTGCAAAGGGCGCAGGAGCGCGAAAGGCTTGGTGAGAGCGGTGTTGAGACTGTTGCCGATGTGCTCTTGCTGCGCGAGCAGATCCGGCAGGCCAGCAATGCTGCTGAGCTTGCTGTCTCCACCCTCACGGATGTGAGCCTGGTGCAGGCGTTCACGTGGTGAAATTAAGCATTCAAGCAAGCCGCCAATAGGCGGCTTTTTTATTGGGGGATACATGGTAGCAACTACCGCAACAACCACGCCCTTTGACGCCAAGGACGTGAACGACCAGGTAAACAAGACCATCAGCCAGGATGGTCTGCTGATGCGCATGGCCAAGGCGAAAGGGGAGCAGTACGCGGCAGGCCGAGGATTGTCGAATTCGTCTATCGGTGCCGAGGCGTCCCAGCGGGCGATTGTCGATGCGGCTCTGCCTATTGCCAGCCAGAACGCTGGGCAGGCGTGGAAAAGCGAAGAAAGCAGCCTGGATCGCAGCCATCAGCTGAACATGCAGGGTAATCAGTTTGGCCACGAAAAGGGGATGGCCAATTTGAATGCGCAGCTGCAAAAAGAGCGAGATCAGTTGTTGCACAAAAACAGCTTGGGCCTGCTGGATGCAGAGGGTCAGCAGCGCCTCAAGGAGCTGGGGGTGCAGAATCAATACCAAAAAGAGCGGGACCAGCTGCTGCACCAGAACAGCCTTGGCCTGCTGGATGCAGAGGGTCAGCAGCGCCTGAAAGAACTCGACAATCAGAATAAAGCCAGCCTGGATCAGCTGGCTCAGCAGGTTGTAGCCAACACTCACGGCATGTACATGAGCACCGTTGACAAGGCCGTAAGCTCCTATAACGACCGCTATGCAGCGGTCATGGCTGACAACACGATGAAGGCTGCCGACAAGGAGAAGATGGTCAACAACATGAAGGCGGAGCTCAACTCTACGTTGGCCATGTACCAGCAGATGTACTCGAACATCAGTACCATCAAACCGGACTGGACCAAGTTCCCGTCCGCATCGCTGCCCGGCGTAACCGTAAAGTAAGGGGGTCACATGTTTGATTTTGGCGGCATTGTATCAAGCGCGATCGACATGGCTGACCAGGCCGTTGACGCAGTGCTTGGCGGCCTTTCCAGCGCAGGGTCTTGGATGCAGAGCAACCCTGGCGCAGCAACCCTGCTGGGATCCGCGTTGGTTGCTGGCGGCTCCTATCTGGAGAACCGAGAGGCCCAGAAGAACCAGCGCAATATGCAGCAAGACCTCTGGGGAAGGGAGGACCAGTTGCGTCAGGAAAATGGACTGCCGGCCAACCTGACGCCGGTCGAGTTCCAGGTGTCAACCCCCGGCCTTGCCGGCGATGGCATGGCCGCCGGGGGCGTACTGACCAATGGTGTGCTGGCCAACATTAAGAAACAGGGGGCGTAAATGGCAAAGAGCAGCGGGAATGGCGGCGGCAGCAGCAAGGGTGGTAGTGGCAGCAGCAAAGGTGGTAGCGGCTCGAGCAAGGGCTCCAGCAACAATAACCGCAACGGAAGTAGCCAGGGCGCCAGCGCAGGCAATCGTGGCAGCACCTCCAACTCAAGCAGCAAGGGGGCAGCATCCAGCAAGAGTGGTGGCGCGAGCTCGTCGGGTAGCAAGGCCGGAAGCAGTGGCGCAAACCGCTCAACGGGCAGTATGAGCGAGGCTGCGCAGCGCGGAGCATACAGCGCCGGGCGAGCAGCCGCACAAGCCATGGCGAGCGGAAACGCCAAAGCGAGCGGTGGCAACTTGTCATCCAGCGGCAACCAAGGCGGCAAGGGTGGCATTGCCAGCCGAGTTTCTTCTATCAACCAGGCCTTGAATAGCTATAGCTCCGCTAGCGGCAATGGAAGTGGCAAGGCGGGACAGTCGCTTACCCAGCAGGGCGACAATGCCAATATGACTGAGGCCCAGCAGAGGGGGGTGTATTCGGCTGGTGCTGCTGTGGCCAGAGATCACGGCGTCATCGCCAATTTGGTCAACAGAGTAAACCAAGGCATTGCAACCAAGGATGAGCGTGCCAAGCTCGACAGAATTGAGAGTGCAGCAACTAGACACTCCACAGCCACAGTGGTTGGTGGTACGCCCCTTGGTAGCCTCGGATCGTATATTGGCAATGGGTTTGCCAGTCTATTTGATGGCGACGATTACGCGTCACAACTGGGCAAGCGGATTGGCACTGGCGAGATGAAGGGAGTGCTTGGTTCTATCAATGACAAGTTCGGCCAGGGTGGCATGGCGGACACGGCTTTGGGTGTAGCGGCCAGTGCCGCATCAGCAGTAGTGCCGGGGGCCAGCCTCATGTTTAACGCCATCAGTAATGGATTGCGAGCTCCTAACGCGTCAGCCATTGCAGAGATGCGTAAGGCGCTGGGGAAGCCGGTTGGCGTCGGTGATATCAATAGCAATGGCGGCAATGGCGATACCGCATCAGCTCCTCCGCGTTATTCCTTGCCGAGCAATAGCGACCTCGACAAGAGCATGGCTGGCGATTTTAATTTCAGCCCCAGCCAGTTTGATGTAACCCCCGGTATCCGGGCTCAGTATGCATGGGATGGTGAGTGATGGGATTGATTCAGAATCTGCAGGGCCAGCAGCCGCAGCAGCAAGCCGGCAATGATGACGCGATGCACGCCAGCATGATGGAGATGCTGGGCGCCACCCTGCTTGGTGATGGCGGGCAGGCCGTTGCCGGTCGCTTGCAAGCGGGGGAGGACAAGATCCAGGGTGTTGCCGACGCGGTGGCAGGGGGTATTTTCACCATTCTCAAGCAGGCCAAGGAGGCTGGTCGCAGCGTACCGGCACAGCAGATCGTCAAGGCCGTCTATACTGGCTGCCGCGAGATGCTGGCATCCGGCAAGATTGGTGACCCAGACAGCAAGATTGACGCCCTGTTTCGCGCCATGGACAAACTCAAGGAGATGGACGCCGAGAACGACGTGATCGATGACCAGATCCTGGCAGAAGCCAGCCAGATACTGCAGGCCATCGTGCAGAAGATGGATGAAGCCGAGCAGCAAGGGGGTGCAGCATGAGCCTGCTCGCCGCATTGGCCAAGGGGTTTGGGGCCGGTACTGTCAACAACGCACAGGTCGGTTTTGCCGAGCAGCAGCGCCAGCGCGAGGCCGCACAACGCCGTGATGACATGAACGTTGAGCTGGATGCGCGGGATAAACTCGCTCAGAAGCAGATCGACGCCAGCCGGGCTGAGAACGACACCCGCTTCAAGGCGATGGCTGACGAGAACCAGAAGAACCGGGATCACGACTGGGCCATGTTCGAGCGCAGGCTGGCGGCAGAAACTCAGGCCGCCGCCGCTAACGCCAGCGTACGCGCCCGCGAGACCCACGCCAAAAACATCATGGGCACCATGGATCAGCTATCCAAGCGCAAGGCAGAGATATTGGGTGACGATAAGCTCACTGATGAGCAGCGCGCTACAGCCGCAAGGGAGATCGATATGCTGGGTTACACCTTGGCAGCAGACCCAGGTGCCCAGCAGTTGCTCGGTGAGTTCGGCGGTGGCGGTTATGCCAGTTACTGGCTATCGCTTGCCCCCAAGAAAGAGGGTGGGCCTGCGGCGCCGGATCCGGCACCGCAGGCTGCACCTGCGCCAACCACTCAACCGCCCAAGCCGCAAGGTATCATCCCACGGCTGCAAGGTGATCGTTCTATTGAGAGGCAGATGCTCAAGTCAGGTGAGGAGGCTCTGCGGGCCAACAAGAACCCGGATGCAACAGCTGCAAGCGCATATCAGCAGATGTATAAATAAAACAGAGCCCGCTGAGTAGCGGGCTGATTACTATTGATTGTCCATTGTGACACCAGGGGCATACCCGTATGTCGGCCTTTTCAGATCTTTATCACCTGGCTGGAGGCATTTAAAAATAACCTGACCACCCATGGAGTCATCAATATTTGTCACCAAAACTTCCTTGCCTTCTCTCTGGCAAAAAATACCTGCATGCTTAACTTTGTAGCTAGCACCACAACCACCATATTTTCCTGATGCAACATAGGTATCAGGGCCAACACTTAACATTTCAGAGTCACACAACTTTCCGCCAGGCGAGCCCCACTCACTGCGGCCACAACCAGCTATTAGCAGCGACAGCCCAATTACAACAACCAAGCGCATCAAGACTCTCCATTTCCTATTAGCAAAAACTCAATCATGTACCGTTCGAAGCCACAAGTAAGTGACATAGATCTCATCAGTCTTTCTTGTTTTTCATTTCCCGCCTGATGTAGTCCAGCACTTCCTGTAATTCCTCACTCCGAACGTAGGGGGTGTAGCGAGAGTCATCTTTATCAATCTTACGAGCAGTAAGGACGGTACCTAGTGGTAGCGCAAGCTCGGAGCGATCGATGCTAAGGCCATCAATTACCTTCACTCCACTCCCAGCGAGCTCCACATCTTCATCAAAGGTTCGTTGCAGTCGGTAGATTATCTCGGCGTTCATTGTTCTACCAGAAGAGGATGCCGCATCGTGTATGGCGGTATGTAGATCCCTTGGTAGGCGCAACGCTGTTTTCTGTATGTCTTTGCTCATGATGCCGTGACTTTCAATTGCCTATGTGCGGGTACGTTATCAAAAACATCCTAACAATTCACTGTGACTTCATTTCAAAGTGTCTTGACTTCACTTTGAAGGCAGCATTAGACTGTCCTTGTTGACTTCATTGTGAAGTCGTAAAGGAGGGGTTGTGGGGCAGGTAATCGCACCAACAGGCATAAGGATGCCTGATGAAATAAAGGACTGGCTTACCAAGAGAGCTGCCAGCAACGAGCGCAGCATGAACAAGGAGGTGCTGTTTATCTTGAAAAAAGAAATGGAGAAGGATGACAAAGGTGAGAGCAAGTAGCTCAAATAATTCGACCCAAGCTGTTGACGCAGCTCGGGCCGAGGAATGTAAACCCCACGACCAAGTAAGGATTACGGTATGACTATACAACAACAGTATCAGCAAACCAAAGTTTTGACAGGGCCGCTAAATTGTGGCGATACCATCACCATGAACAGCCAAGAGATTGCAGATCTGGTGGATAAGCGCCACGACAACGTGAAGCGCACCATTGAGACCCTGATCGAGCGAGGGGTAATCCAGCTTCCTCAAATTGAGGATTGTGGAAGAATCAATGGGTTAGGGCTGAAACAATCACTTTCAGTCTACGTGTTTACCGGCAAGCAGGGAAAGCGTGATTCGCTGATCGTGGTCGCACAGTTGTGCCCAGAGTTCACCGCTCGCATTGTGGATCGCTGGCAGGAGCTTGAGGAGAAGTTGGCTCAACCCGATCCGATGGCGGCACTGAATGATCCAGCGACCATGCGCGGACTGTTGCTGACCTACACCGAGAAGGTCCTGGTGCTGGAAGAACGGGTTGAAGAGATGAAGCCCAAGGTAGAGGCACTAGATCTGATCGCCACTGCTGACGGCTCGCTGAACCTGACCGAAGCTGCGAAGGCTTTGCAGCAGCCACCAAGGAAGTTCAATCAGCACTTGTGCAGCCAGCGCTGGATCTACAAGCGAGCCGGTGGAAAGCAGTGGCTTGGCTATCAGGACAAGGTGCAGCAGGGGCTAGTAGAGCACAAGGTGACAATGGTGCCGCTGACTGATGGCGGTGAGCGCCTGTGTGAGCAGGTTCGTATTACCCCAAAGGGACTGACCAAGTTGGCCCAACAGCTCAGCGCGGGAGGTGTGCAATGAGCGCCGCCCAACTACAGGTAGAGCTGGCCGCCTTGCTGAGCAAGCTGGAAGGCATAGATATGAGCAGAGTTGAATGGGCTGATATCACGGCGCGGATAGAGCGGATGATGCCTGAACATAGCGAGGAGGGCGCCGCGCTTGCCATTTAAGCGGTAGTGGCACAAAATTTCCCCATCATGGCCGGACCCTTAACAGGGGCCCGGCTTTTTTATTGCCTGCGGAGAATGACCGATGGCCCAGTTTACCCGTGAAGACTTCATGCGTGACGCGATGGCGCGTTACAGTTCGGCAGCTAAGCCAGATCCAAAACAGGATGAGCAGGGCATCATCATGGACGGCATAGACATGTTCCAGCGTGGCCTGGGTCAAACCCTGGGTGGTGATTTAGAAACAGTTGGTCAGCTGACTGGATCGCAGGGCGTTAAGGATGCCGGACGAGGGGTCAGCGCCTGGGCTGATGGACAGCTGCAAGAGGCTTCTACCCCAATGCGGGAGGCCATGGGCAAGCAGTTCTTCCAGGAGAATGCAGAAACCGGCGCCATCGAGGCGGGGGATGCATGGGCCGACCCGAGGGCATGGGCTGGCAACTTCTCTACGGTACTGGGCCAGTTTGTCGGCCTGGTTGGTGGCACCAAAGGGGCAGGGGTGCTGGCCAAGCCGGCGCTGCGCGGCGCTGGCAAGCTGCTAGCCAAGGATCTGGTTGAGGGGCAGGCCCGCGAACTGGTGGCCAAGGCCACTGTGAAGGATGCCATCAGCGCCGGCGCGCTCGACTCGGTGCGCTCCGCCTATCTGGCCGCGCCAGGCGAGGCGGCCAAGCGGGCGGTGCTGGACAAGGCGATCGGCCGGCTGACCTCTATCGGTTATGGCGCCCACGCCGGGGCGATGGCATCAGGGATGCGGGCCCAGCAGGCGGAACAGGAGGCGCGCGGCTACTTCAACGCCCTTGGCAACGATGAGCTCAACGCCAACCCCATCTATCAGCAGGCCTATTGGGAGCTGGCTGATGGCGAGATGCAGGGTGCCAGCATCGGTGATATTCGCCGGGCGGCGATCGACAGTGTGGCGGAGAAGGCGGCCACCGACGCGTGGTCAGATCCGCGTGCGCTGACGGCGGATTTCCTCTCCGGGATGCTGACCGGTGCCGGTGGCGGGGTCGGCGGCCTGCTTGGCAAGGTAGGCACCACCAGGGCGGGAGCCGCAGTGCGTGGCTTTGCCGGTGAAGGCGCTACCGAGGCATGGCAGGGGGGAGAAACGCAGCGGGCAGTCAACCAGGCGGTGCAAGAGTGGGCCGATGAGACTCGCGACCCTATGGCTGGCGTGCTGTCTGCCGCGCTGAATGAGGGCACGCTTGGTGGCGCATTCGGTGGTGTCGTCGGTGGTGTGCATGGCCCGCAGGCGCCCGATATTGCTAAGCCAGTGGTGCGGGTTGAGCGCCGGGTGGTGACCGGCGATGAGCGGATGGATGACATGATCCATGGGCTTGATCAGCGACAGGCGGAGCGCGGGGCCAGCATCAGCAGCGAGATTGACAGCATGTTTGCCGGCGCCAACAACCCATTGGGGTCTGGCAAATTCGACCCGGTGCGCGATATCCCAGCCTTCCAGCGGCAGGGCTTTGTTCGTGGCGGACATGATTTCCGTGGCAAGCCCATCGTGCCGCTGGAGGGGGAGCTGCTTGATCCTGCCACCACAGTTGTCACTACGCCCAGTGGCCCCTTGCCTGATATGGGTGGGCAAGCCACTGGCGCTGCCGGTGAGCTGGCTGCCATTACCGATCAGCGGATCAGCGGCGAGTTGCAAGATGAGGCTACTCTGCCTAGGCCGCAGGCCAATCTGCTGGCCGGGGCGACCTATGATGGCGAGTCGCGTGAGGTCGGCGCAGATCTGCCAGTGCCACGCAGCCCAGCTCCGGAACTGGCAGCCCCGATTCGCACCGAGCCGGCGCCACCGCCTGAAAGCGTGCGACTGACGCGCCGTGGCCTGCCTTTCTCCAGCGAGAAGGAGGCAGCCCTGGCCAGCCGTCAGGATGAAATCCCCATCCCCCTCGATGGCGGCGGCTTTGGTATCGCCAAGACTGCAGAAGAAGTGGAGCGGGTGCGTGGTGGGCAAACTGCAGCCTTGCCACAGGAGAGCGGACAACAGGTGATAGATAACACCGCGCAACAACCGCTCGCGCAAGCCATAGACACCGGATATCGCGAGGAGATCCCCGCCACCCAACCACAAGCAGAGGTTTCCAATGAGCAGGCTCCCCAGGTACTTGCAGTCGGCAGTGAAGGACAAGGTGATCAGCTTGGCACAGGCGAACCAGCTGCAGCGGGCGCTGAACCGGCCATTGCCGGACTCACCGACCGAGCTGGAGCCGGAGATCGGGCAGATCTCCTTGCTTCTCCACCTGTACCTGATGGACAGCAGCAGAATGACCAAGCACTGACAGCCCCGGCCACTGATGCCGGGGTTGTTGTTTCTGAGGTGATGCAGCCTGAGCCCGCTGTGCAGGAGCCTGCCGCCGCGCCAACGCCGTGGGAGGAAGCCATCGATAACCCTGATGGCACCATCACCCTGAAAGGCGAGATGCCGCTGATCAAGCAGTGGGCCAAGGATAGCGGCGTGAAGGCGATCCCAGGCAAGGGCGGTATGGTGGTGGCCAAGTCATCGGCGGCCAAGGTGCGGGGGTACCTGTCGCCTGCCGCCAGTGAGCCGGCGCAGCAGATCGAAGCTGCTCGCGCAGAGGTGGCGCTGGATCCCACCGAGGCGCAAAAGGAGGCGGGCAACTACAAGAAGGGTCACCTCACGCTGCAGGGGATGGACATCGCGCTCGAGAACCCCAAGGGATCCACTCGCTCCGGTACCGATCAGGATGGCAAGGCCTGGCAATCGACCATGGCCCACGACTACGGCTATATCAAGCGCACCCTGGGGGCGGATGGTGATCATGTAGATGTGTTCATCGGTGACCGGCCGGATAGCGAAATGGTCTATGTGGTGGATCAGGTAGACCCCAAGACAGGCAAGTTTGACGAGCACAAGGTGATGATGGGCTTTGCCAGCGAGCCCGCCGCCCGGGATGGCTACCTTGCCAACTACGAGAAAGGGTGGAAGGGGTTGAGCGCCATCAAGGCGATGCCGGTGGAAGAGTTCAAGCGCTGGGTTAAGGAGGGGGATACCACCAAGCCGATTGCTGATGCTGCGCCAGCTCAGGAGGAAGGGCGGGGCAATGCGCAGGATGATAAGCCAGTGAAGGTGCCGGAGCGCTCCATCTCCTTCTCCAAGCAGGCTATGGCCCAGGGTGATAAGCCGGCCAAGGCGCTGACCCGTAAAGAAGCGGAACTGGTCACCAAGGGGTGGTTCAAGCAGTACCGGGGAGCCAGCGGCATTGATGTGCAGATCCACGCCACCCAGGCCGAGCTGGAGACGGCACTGGGATTGACTGCCAAGGATGGCCTGATCCGCCGCGCCGCCTTCGATGACGATACCGGCACCCTGCATGTGGCCGCCGACACCATAGCCAACCCCAAGCGGATGCGCGAGATCCTGCGCCATGAGGTGCTGGCCCACTATGGGTTGGCCAATGTGCTGGGCGATGGCGAGTACACCAAGCTGATCAGCCGCCTCATCAAGTCGAAGAAAGACCCCAGCATGAGGCCGGTGTGGGACTGGGTGAACACCCATTATGCCGACGAAGATATCGGGGTGCAGGCCGAGGAGGTGGTAGCCCACCTTGCCGAACTGGAGATGGGGTCTTGGGGCCGGGGGTGGGATCGGGTAGTGGCCTGGGTCACCCGGGCGCTGCGCGCCGTTGGGTTTGTGCCTGATGGCATTACTGCAGCTGAGACTCGCACTCTGATCGAGGGGCTGGGAAAGAAAATGCGGCGAGCTGATGGGGGTATGGTCACAGCAGAAGGGGACCGCCTGTGGTTCAGCGCCGAGCGCTCCCCTTGGGGTAAGGATTTTCCGGAGGTTATTTTGCACGGGCGCCTTGCCGATGCGACTGGCCATCCAGACTACGCTGCCGCCAAAGGCGGGGATGATGCCGCGGCGAGGAGGCTGGTCAGCGACGTACTCTCGCCTGATGCCATAAAGCAACTCAAGAAGGTGATTGGCAATCGTGAGGCGATTGCATTGGGGGTGCATGCCGAGGAGGCGGTGAGTCGCAACGCGATCCCCAGTGCAATGGCGGATATCTTGGGCAAGGTATTGGGTATCGAGGTAGATCTGGACATTATGCAGGCTGCGAAGGTTGGACGCACAGCGCAGGACGGATTTGGTCGGCTGGCGAATCAGCCGAGTTTCGACGGGGCGGTCAGAGCTGACAAGCCCTATCTGATCATGGATGATACCTTGACCCAAGGCGGCACCCTGGCAAACCTCAAGGGCTACATCGAGAACCGCGGCGGGGAGGTGCTTGCCGCGACAGCATTGACCGGAAAGCAATATTCCGCCAAAATTGCGATTGATAGCTCAACCCTTGAGCAACTCCGAGATCAGTATGACGGCACAGGCCTTGAAGCGTGGTGGCACAACCGCTTTGGATACGGCTTTGACTCCCTCACCGAGTCAGAAGGTCGATACCTCCTTCGCGCCAAGGATGCTGACAAAGTCCGAGGTCGAGTCACTGCGACAGGACCGCAAGCGCCGGCACGAGGAGAACATGAAAGCGCTCGAGACGATGGATCTCTCCCACCTGATGGTCTGAAATTCAGCCAATCCAATACCGCAGCCGACGACGCGCTGCAAAAACTCAACCTTGGCCCCAAGCCAGACATCATCGACAAGACCAAAACCAACCTGGACAAGCTGCGCAAGGCAGAGCGGAGCGTGGTCAAGTCGTGGCTGGATCGCTTTATCAAGAAGGCCAACACCGAGGTACTCGACGCCCTGGCCCCCATCAAGTACGCCGAGGACGCTGCTGGCATCACCGATGCGGCTGACTCCGGCTATGTGGCGGCACGGATGGCCACCGGGGCGGCCTCCACCATGCAGGCCACCATGCTCTACGGCTTGCCGGAATGGAAGGATGGGGTGATCCAGAAGAAGGCTGGCACCGGCGAGAAAGACGCGTTGCTGGGCATTTTCTCCGATCTGGGTGCCGATCTGCACAACTGGCTTGGCTGGATGGCCGGCCACCGGGCGGAACTGCTGATGGAGCAGGGGCGTGAGAATCTGCTGAGTGAGCAGGACATCGCCGCCCTGAAAGGGCTTGGCAAGGGCAAGGAGGCCAAGTTCATGGAGGCCAAGGCGCGCTGGAATCGTCTCAACGCGGCCACCCTGGACCTGGCACAGGAGGCTGGCTTGTTCACCAAGGAGGCGCGGGCCGAGTTTGAGAGCGAGTGGTACATCCCGTTCTTTCGTGAATCCGATGATGGTGACGTGATCGCCCCCTTCAAGCCGAAGGGGATTGCCAACCAGAATGCCGGTATCAAGAAGCTCAAGGGCGGCGAGGCCAATACCAACGACCTGCTCGAGAACATCTTCACCAGCACCAGCAAGCTGATCGACGCATCCATGAAGAACATGGCGGCGCAAAAGACAGTCTGGAATCTGGCAGATACCGGCCTCATCGAGGTGGTCGCCAAGCCCAACATGATGGACTGGCGGGCGCTCAAGAACGGTAAGGACCTGATTACCGTCAAGCTGGAGGGAGAGGACTACATGATCCGGGTCGATGATCCTGACCTCTACCGCGCCATGACCTTCTTCGATCGCCATCCGTTCGGCGCCATGGTTAATGTGGCCGCCAAAGCCAAGCGCCTGCTGACAGCCGGGGTGACCGCCTCGCCGGAGTTCATGCTGCGCAACTTCTTGCGCGACTCGCTCTCCAGCTGGGCAATCAGCAAGGACGGCTTCAAGCCGGTTATCGACTCCATCAAGGGGGTGAAGAAGACGCTGGCCATGGAGGGGAGCACCATTGATGTGATGTTCAGTGGCGCCAGCTTCCTGGGTGGCTATGTCAACGGCAACGACCCCACGGCAATGGCCGACTCTGTGCGCAAGTCGCTGCGCCGCAAGGGGATGACGCCGGAGCAGATCTCCAAGTATGAAAAATCCATCGTGCGCAATGCAGCCCAGGTGAAGGGGGTCGTGGCCGATGTGTGGGACAAATACAGCCGCTATGGAGAAGCGCTGGAGAACGCTAACCGTGAGGCGGTATATGCGGCGGCGATCAAGGCAGGCAAGAGCCACGCCCAGGCGGCGTTCGAGTCGAAGGACTTGATGGACTTCTCGATGCTTGGGGGCGCCCGCTTCATTCAGGGGGCTTCCATGGTGCTGCCGTTCTTCAACGCCCGCATCCAGGGACTTGGCAAGTTGAGCCGCGAGCTACGTGACAACCCGCGTGAGATTGCCAAGCGTGCCGGCATGATCACCGCCATGTCACTGGGGTTGCTGGCCATGAACTGGGATGACGAGCGCTATGAGGAGCTGCCCGACTGGGACAAGGATGCCAACTGGCACTTCTTCGTTGGTGATCAGCACTTCCGGATCCCCAAGCCGTTCGAGATAGGGGTGATGTTCGGCACCATCCCTGAGCGTATGGTGCGCGCTATGGGTGGCAAAGACACTGGCGCCCAGCTCGGCAAGGCAGTGGCCAGGGCGATCGGAGAAACCTTTGCCCTCAACCCAACCCCGCAGATCGTCAAGCCGTTGGTGGAGTCCTACTTCAACTACGACTCTTTCCGCGGCGGGCCCATCGAGAATGCACAGGATCTGGCCGTGAAAGCGGAAGCCCGCTACAACGAGCAGACCAGCCTATTGATGCGCGAGCTTGGCGAAGCCATGGGGATGTCACCCAAGAAGCTGGAGCACCTGCTGATCGGCTATACCGGCACGATCGGCGGATACGTCATGGCAACCGCTGATGGCTTGATCCGTGCTGCGCAGCCTGGCGAGTCAGCCAGCTGGCGGGCAGACGAGATCCCGCTGGTGAAAGCAGTATACCGCGGCACCGGCCCGGCCAAGTCCACCCAGCACATGGAGCAGTTCTATCAGATGCTCAACGAAGTGAATCAGCTCAAGCGCACGGTTGACCAGTACCGTAGCGAGGGGTTGACCGACAAGGCGAATGAGCTGCTGGACGAGCAGGGGGGTATCCTGAAGTCGCGCAGCAGCCTGAGCCGCACCCAGCAGCAGGTCAGGGTGGTGCGAAACAGGATTGAGCTGATCCAGCGTGACCGCACTCTGGCCGCAGAGGAAAAGCGCCGGCGCATTGACGAGCTGTTGTCCCGCCGCAATGACCTGGTGTATCAGGCTGTGAACAACAACCGCAAGAACTGGGAATAGCGGCCCTGGATTGGCCTTGGTGATGGGAGTAAACTGAGGCCTTTATCAGGGAGGGTTTCGCGATGTGGTTGCTTGGAGCGATAGTTTGCATGGTGCTGGCGCTGAAACTGCTGAGTGTCAGCCTGGTGCTTGGCCTGATCCCTGCCGCCGCCGGTTACTGGTGCTTCAGCCGGTCAACGCGCGCAAGCCTAGAAACCTTCATGGCGTTCATGTTCGTCCTGGTGCTGCTTGGATTGGGGTTGAATGTGTTGGTTGCGAACTGGTAGCAATTCCAGTGGAACGCCATTGACGAAGGCCATTCAATGGGAGTAGTGTACGCGGGCATCAAATGATGCCACTCGGATGAGTGGGTTTTTAAAACCATAACCAGGAGATTGCCTTTTCCGGTTATGGTGAGCAGTGCCTAATTTACTTAATTTCGGCGCCACTTGTGCGCCAACCGTGAACCATAACCTTTAAACAACTGCCTGCAAGCGGCCTATCCGCACGCGGCGGTAACTTGTGTTATGGAGCTTTCACGATGACCATTCTTGCCAACATCTCCTCTCTCGAAGATCTGCTCACCAACACTGACCTGACGCCGACTGAACGGCACAAGGCCGACTTCCTTCTGTCTGAAATTCGTAGCGCAGTCACCCAACTCGAACACCAAGAATTTCTGCATAGCAGTTCAGCATCGACGCCAGATGTGGCTTTGGTAGCCGTGCTGCGCGGTTGATCAGCCCCATGTGCTCGTCATCTGACACACTCCAATCCGGGTCGGCCAGGATTGCCTGGACAGAGATCCCCATCGCCGTTGAAACCATCACGGCCTCGGCCAGACCCATGAAGTCGTCGTGGTGTGGCGAAAGCCATCTGCTGATACTGGAACGGGGGATGGTGGTGAGCTTGCTGATCTTGGTCTGGCTGAGTTTTCGCTCAGCCATCAGCTTGCGTACTTTCTTCTTTGTGCGATGGACATACTCAAGGCTAGCGCCGGTCAGATACCGCTTCAT